GGTTTATTAAGGTTACCCTTTTTTATAAACCATAAAATTCCAAAAAAACACTTGACTGTTTATAGTTTGTCACCTCTAATCTTCACAAGAAACTATTTCTTCTTGATCTATCTCTCATCAACCAATTCTTCTAACACACCACCAACTTCAGCAATAATAATTCCTACTGCTAATGGAATAATCGAACCGTTCACTAATGTTACAATCCCACCAATTACTCTGATTGCTGATTTTCCTAAACTAATAAATAAATGTCCTTTACTGTTCATTTCTAATTTCCTCCATAATTTCTTCTACTATGTATTCACAATTTGTTTCTGTAGAAGCAATCTCTTTATATTTAATATTGTACTGATTTAACTTATCAATAATTTCTTTTCTCACTTCTTTTGCTTCGTCTTCCTTCTGGAATCTTCCTTCGTTCTCATAAGAGTGATATCTTGTGAGTAGATAATTTCTATTATTGTATGAATTAAACACATTCAGTACAGTCTTATTAAAGTCTTCTCCTAACACTTCGTCAGTATTATATACGGCACATAAGATTAATGGTGAATCAACAACCATAACCTGCACCTTATTCTTGACTCTACCCATCTTGAATGATTGTTTGCCAAATAAATATTCCTGGTGTTTAAATACTTCACCATTATTTTCATATACCTTATCTTTGGCAAACTCTGAAACATATTCAGCATTGATACCGTGTCTTTTTAATTGCGCTGCAATATCCATTGCACAGGTACTCTTACCTACTGATGGTTCTCCAAATAAATTTATAACAATTGTGTTCATTTTTTATTCTCCTTTTTTGTTACTTTAATAACATATAAATCGCCCACGGATAATAGATATAATCTAACACCATATTAAAAAGCAATTGGAATCTGTGGAACTTAAAATCTTCAATATTGTAACTAAAAGCTGTTTTTACTTCTGACAAGCTTACACCCAATGACCATAAACAAGTAAATACCTGTAGGGCAGACATTACAATAAATTCAGTTGTTCCAATTTTGTTTCCTAATACTATATAAAAGATGATTAAGAATAGCTCCATGAAAAATACAATCAATATTGCACCACCTTGCATTGCATCGCTTAATGGTTTTCCATTATTATTCTCTTTACTTTTTGCGATCTGTTTAATCATTCTCTTTCGCCATAGTGTTTTACTTAATGCGCTTGGCGTACCTTTAATTCTGAAAAACATCAAAATAAATAAAATTGTTAAAGCTAAAATCTTCATGTTATATTATTCTCCTTACTTGTATCCTAAAACGCTTCTTCGCATTTTATCAATTTTGTCAATTTTTCTTCCTTGACGATTAATAAATTTAGCAAGTTTCTTTACTTCTGAATTGCATTTAATATCTTCTTTAGAAAATTCCATTCTAAAAGCGTCTACACAATCTCTCTGATACATAATTAAATCTACCATTTTATTCTCCCACTCTTCCATGTTTTCTTTCTTGTCTTGTTGTCAATAATGGTAATAATTACCAACACAATAACCGTAAGTAAAATATCAATCCATAATGGACACAGTACCCATAACCACGACCAATTAATAACGCCTACTAATTTGAGTACAACAAATACGATTGTTAATACTCCGCAAATTCCAATACCTGAACTACTACTATTTCTGTTTGAACTCATTTTTTACCTCCTTAACTTTCACAAAACTGTCAATTACTCTGCAATTTCATATTTCAATTTTGATATGTCGTATCCCATTTTTTCTAATTCATCAATCCACTTCCGTTTTATTGGGCATGTAGCAGTAAAGTTTTTAAACTGTGTTATACAATGATAAACACAATCTCCAATTTGTTGTTTACCGTATCGAAATTCTTTTAACCCCCTTTCATACTCTGAATTTGTAACATATTCCGTTCTAAATGGAGACTGTGGTTTATCTTCTTCTCCAAGAACAACACCAACCGCAATATCTTCACCATTTACATTTATGTATACATTGCTAATTTTATATTTCATGTATTTTACCTCCTTATGAAATCCGTCTTTCATTGGCTTTTTGAGTCTCTGAAACGCCCTATTTATGGGCATTCCAGAAATTCAGTTTTCTCAAATGTAAAAATACTGTTCATTGTTTCAATGAATACTGCACTTGCTGCACTGATTATTGATACAACGCTACTTGTTCGCAAACACATATTGCTATAATCTGAACCATCAGCATTTTTAAGATAATTTATAATCATTGGTTTTCCAAGTTTAACATTATCCAAATCTAGCTCTACAGTTCTTCCAATTCTCATCGGATATCTGCCATCGGTTCTGTCTTGACCTCTTTCACCCTTTGTTCCTGAATGAGTTATTTTTGTTATTTTATATTCCATGTAATTCCTCCCACTGCATTATTCTCTTAAAATACTAACTTTGGATGAGTTGTATCATACAAACACTGCTGTAAGTGAGTCTGTTTCTTACTTACGCCCTCTTTACTGATAGCCATTCTCAAAGCACCAGTTTGAGCAACCAAATCACATTTTTTCTTTGCTCTTGTAATTCCTGTATATAATAATTCTCTTGTTAAAAGGGAATATGATGAAAAATCAATGCCGAAAATAACATGATCGAACTGAGAACCTTGAGACTTGTGGACTGTAATCGCATAACCAAGTTCAATACTATTAACTTGTGTACCTTCTACGTATACCTCTCCAATACCCATAAATGAAATAAGCACTGCTTTATCTTCTGGAAATACCTTTTTAATAATACCAAGATTACCATTAAAGATAGGTGGATTGGTTTTGTATGTATTCTGTGTATTGATAACTTTGTCTCCTTCTCGAAGAATTGTTACTTTGCCCTGTGATACAACCTCAATCTGTTCTTTATTGTCGTCTTCTGGATTATATAAATCCTGAATCGTATTATTGATGTTATAAGTGCAAGCATCACCTTGTTTTTTAACGGGAACAAGTATCTGAGTTTCCATAACATTGAAGTTCTCTGTGTTCATTGCTTCTGAAAATCTCTGCATTATTTTATAGAAAGTATTACTCTTATCTGAATAACAATCTAATGATAAATCCTGTAATTCTCCTCTTGTCTCTGTACCAACCCAATCTTTTTCTACAATCTGTATTCCTTTACGAATACGCCTTGCTTCTGTAACAATGGCTGATGCTGCTGCTTGTCTATGTACTTGACTAAGATATACCGTAGGAATCTCAGGAGAATTGATCATATCAAACGCAATGTTGCCACACCCAATTGATTCTAACTGTCCCATATCTCCAAGACAGATAAGCTTTGCACCTGAAGGGATTGCTCTTAAAAGATAATAGAAAAGATAAGCATCAACCATTGAAATCTCATCTACGATTACAATGTCAACATCCAATGGGTTTTCATCATGATATGTGAAACCATTCTTGCCCCCATCATCAGTACAAGGATATTTAAGCAATCTATGAATTGTATATCCTTCTTCTCCTGTGATTTCAGTCATTCGAGAACTTGCACGACCAGATAAAGCACACTGTACATATACATAATCTTTCAATGCTTCAAGAAAAGCAGACACGGATGAACTCTTACCTGTTCCAGCTTCACCATGAATAACAACTACATTGTTTTCAAGTGCTTCTTTTACACCCATTCGCTGTTCTTCTGTAAACTGCCAACCATTCTTATGCTCGACATGTTTGATTGTATCTTCCCAATCGCCATATGTAATCTCTGATTTTGCATCTCTTAATCGGATTAATTCTTTGGCAATTTTATCTTCAATATTGTAGAATTTTCTAAGACCAATCTGTGTCTTATCTTCATTCCACCACAGCTCATCACCCATATCATGAATTGCTTCTGTAATATTCATATCAGGAACATCTTCGCCAAGTTCATCAATAATTGCCCCCATTAACTCATCAGGTGTAATCCATGAACAACCATCCTGACCAGAATCTTCAAGATATTTGTAAATAAAAGCACTAATACGTTGAGAACAAAATTCTTCCATTCCACTATCAAGTGCTATTTTATCTGCCGTTTTCCAACCGATTCCTTTTACTTCGTTACATAAGATATATGGATTATTTTTAACCTTTTCAACAACTAAATCAGGTGAATTATATCGTTCCATTAATCTATTCACCATATTGTTCGTAAGATTATACTGTTCCAACTCTGAGAAGATTTTTGCTAAATGTATATTCCGATTAAATCTTTCAATCCATCGTGCAGCCGTGTCTAGTCCACAACCTCTGACCTTTACCAAATCTTCTGCTTTGTTATTCTTCAAAGAATCAAACGGATCATCCAATGCATCATACATATTTTTAATCTGAAGTGGTGTGAACAAAGTGGACAAGAATTTCTTCTGTCCAACTTTGTCATTCTCGTTAAAGGTAATAGCACTATAGATTGAAATGATATTGTATTGTCCTCCCCATTTGGGATCTTCTACATAATCAGCCGCTAATACATACGAATCGCCTTCATTTAGCCACGGCATTTCTCCTTTAATGGTAATTTCGTTGTATTTGTTCGTCTTAGGCTTTCCTTCTTTTATTTTATCTATTGAAACAGAAGCTATTCCAAATCCATTCTTATAGTATCGTAAATGTTCTACACTACATATAATTTTTATTCTATTTTCTGATGCCATTAGTCCTCACTTTCCTTTTAATCAACTTTTGTTCTTTCAGATTGAAGTAGCAATGTACCATCTAAATGTATCTCTTGAACTTTATTTACTGTATGTTGGTAAATTGTGTCTTTGTAAATCATTGGTCTGAAACTATCATCTCTTCTGATTCCTGCCACAACAATCTTTGAACCTCTACTTAGCCAACTTCTTTCAAGTACAGTCTTCTTATCACTATTTGGATCAAGCTTTGCTGAAATTTGCTTATTATAAAATGCATAGTGACCTTTATTAAACTTCACATGTACTGCACCATATTTTGTAAGAAGTGTAACCATACAATGCAAGTTATCAGCATTGATAACTGTTCCTGCTATTCTTGAAATCTTAAATTTAGGCATTTTCTTTGGTGAACCATCAATATAGCGAGTGTAATAATCGTAAGGTTCTGGTTCTTCTGGTAAATCAAAGAAATTAACTATTCCATATAGTTCTTCATTAATATTCTCCAATTCATGCTCACCATCATAGAAACTTAATGCTTGCATAGACCAAGAAGGTAATGTGCCGTCAGCATATTGATTCCAAATAGTTTTAAATAAAGCTTCATTATAGAGATTTAATATATCAGAATTGTCAAACCAATCCTTTAATGGCTGAATGTATTTATCAACCTCTTTAGTAAACAATTTTTCTGATACGATATAATATTCTCCTTTTATTTTAACTACTGAGTCTTCTGTGAAATGTGCCTTGAAGAAAGGCTGAGAATTGTTGTCGAGAATATAATAGCCATCATGATATCCTCTTTTTGGTACTTTCTTTCCTTCCTCTATATGCTTTTCATACAATCCTTCATCATCTAAAACATATTTTTTGAAATTAACCATACGTTTTGCTAAATCTAATGATTCAGGAATAATACCCAATTCTGTCATTTTTGCGAACTGTTGCATTGTAATTTTGTCACTTGGAGTAAAAGCATAGTTTTTTAAATACCAACGCATTGTTTCTTTTCTATCTGATGAGTGCAATTCTGTAAAGCAACCAGCTTTAATTAATTGAACCATTTTTGACTTAGTAATAAGCTTTGTATCAAGCATTTTACAAGCGAAATCTTCCATAGAATTAAATGGTCTGTTCTGAATAATTGCTTGTACAATATCATCGCCTATACCATTAATACCCTTTAGTCCAAAAATGATACGATTGTTCTCAACATCTGCTTTAAAACCAAAGTCTGCTGAGTTGATAAGTGGAAGTTCTACTTTAACATTCTCTTTTTGAACAGCCGCTATTGCTACTGCCATCTTTCCATAATTGGTAGAATCACCTGCATTTTCATCTACTGCGCCAGAATCTACAATTAAATTCGCTGTCTGCCAGTAAATCGGACTGTATTTATAACATAAATTCAGCTCTTGAAGACCTATAATCGAGTAGGCTAGTGTATGACTTTTATTGAATCCATACCCTCGCTGGGTACAAATAAGCACATTCCACACATAGTTTGTTAAATTCTTTGATAAATTCTTCTCTTTCGCATTAGCAAAGAACTCTTCTTGTAATTGCAAGAACTCTTTTGGTTTCTTCTTTGCAACCGCTTTTCTTAACCTATCACCCCAAGCTAGTGAGAAACCACCAATCTTCGGATGCATTGTTAAAAGTACCAAATACTCCTGGGCTTCACAGATACCAAATGATACTCCAATAATATCTTTCAGAATATCTTGTTCTTCTTGTGTCAGACCATATTCAGTCATTTCATCATACCAATACTGGATATTTTCTCTAAAACGAGCATATTTCTGTAACGGTGTTTCAGCACCTTTTTCCTGTGCCATAAGTCGCAATACTGAGTTGATGGTTGCTAATTCATCGACAGAAGAAGGTTTTGCTAATGCAACCGCCTGTACACCACTCTCTTTCTCCATCTGAAAGAATGACATTACTTTGTGATTCCAAAGCATTTCCCACATATCTTTAGCGTTACGTTCCAAAGTATATACGCCAATATATTTTTCATAAGTAGCTTTCAATGAACCTTGCCACTCTATTACATTATTCTCCAAAAGCAATTCCAACTCTGCTTGCATTTTATCCAAAGCATCAATACAAAGCAGATCGACCTTAATAAGAGAACAATCTTCACACATATGTAAATCAAACTGAGTAATAACATCACCTGAATTTGTTTTCATAAGTGCTGTTGTATCTGTAAATGGTCTATCAACCAAGATAATTCCACCTGCATGTGAACCTACACCATTGACAAGTCCTTCTATCTTCTGTGCTGCTTCCCATAATTCAGGATATTTATTCATTTCTGTAACAAATTCTTGTACAGATGGGTTATCATCATCACCATAATACATTTGTGATAAAGTTCTTAATTGACCTCTATCGGCTACAATCAATGAACTAATATACTGAGCTATGTCATTATCAATCTTCAAACCACGAGCTGCTGTTAAAATAGCACTTCTACTCTTTTCAGTTGATAGCGTCATAACCTTACTAACTCTATCTTCTCCATATGTATCTTTCATAGCCTGAATAACCGCTTCACGCTTTGAACCGCATATATCAATATCAATATCCAAAACAGAAGCACGTTCTGGATTCAAGAATCTCCAAGGATACGTCTTTGTTTTTTCTCTTAATGGATTAATCTGTGTGATACCAAGAATATTTAATAGACAGAAACCTACACCAGAACCTCGACCAGCCCCTACTAATGTACCTGCACTCCAAGCAATCTGTACATCAATAGCAATCTGAAGAAGATATTTAGACCAACGAACCTTCATTTTTTCGGATGAATCCTTTATATAATGAAGACATTCGTTTATTTTTTCATAAGCTTCGTCTGTTTGGTAATAAGGATCTGTGTCAATATAAGCAACAATATCTCTTACTAAATGCCTATCACAATCGTATTCAGAACGATAAAACTCACTTAATAAAGGGATTTGATTCTTAAACTTTTCATACAATTCTTTGTTTGGTTCAGAAGTATTTAATGGAATATACGGAATATCAAGGTCTTTTGTGAGTTTATAATACTCTGCTTTTTCATATATAAGCATTGTATTGTCTAATCCCTTTTGGACTACATCATGACCATAGTATTCGTCCATATATTCATGAATTTCTTCTTCACTCATGATATAAGTGGTAGAATAAAAATCATCTACTTCTCTATCGCCCTCTTGAGACTCCAAAAAGATTTTATGTATCTGTCTATCTTCTTTTTTAAGATAGTGTGCATCCGTTGTAATAATATATGGTGTTTCTGTTTCTTCTGATAATTGAATTAATTTATGATTGACATAGATTTGCTCCATCATATGAGATGGCTGCAACTCTAAAAAGAAATATCCTTCACCAAATATCTCATTCATATATGCGATCCAATCTTTACAAGACTGCCATATTTTTTCATATTCCTTTGGATTTGCTCTTTCTAAATCCTGAAACTGTAAAATTCTATGCGGTAAAGCTCCTCCAAGACAAGCCGAGCTTCCGACAATATCTCCTTTATAGCTTGCCATCATTTCTTCAAGGTCATTATAATAGGTAGGAACTCGCATCATGACATGCATAAAAGAGTTCTTAGTCCAAGCTTTTGTACTTAATTCTCTAATGCCTTGATGCCCATGAGCATTTAATGCTACTAAGATAAAATGAGGATATCTATTATTAAATTTATTCTCGGCAGTTACATCTTCTGTACACAAATATATCTCATTACCAAGAACAACTTTAAAATTCTCCCATCCTTCTAAATCCTTGTGACTATCATAGTATTTAAGTGCATCTAAAGAGGAAGTGATAGACTCATGTTCCGTAAAGCAAATGCCAGCATGACCTAATGAGTGAGCATACTCAATCATTTCAGGCACTTTATTTATAGAATCTCGAAGTCTTAAATTACTTCCCTCTGCACTATGGTTATGTACTCCAAAAAAACTCACTCAAATCCTCCTCTTATAACTGTTTTAATAAGCTTCTGACTGGTTCTCTACTCATATTTTCTTTTGCCCATGAGATATAACCAGGATCAATTTCTTTAATTTGTGGAAGTGTCTTTCCTGAATATTTTCCAAATGTAATTACATAAGAATCAACATCTGGTAACTCTTCCTTTGGAATATCAACACCACCTAATGCAGAAACTACATCATCAGAATATGTCATATCAAGATTTGACCTACTTGCTAAATAATCACACATATGTACAAAGAACTGCTCATCATTTTCAGGCTTTGGTAATACCGTCTTACTTCTCTTTGTAGAAGTCCATTCACCCGAATGACTCTCACATAATCTTGCAATATATGCTTTTGTATCAGCGTCTACATCATGTTCAACAGATGTATTTCTCACCCACTCACCTGCAAGCATCGGATGTTCGTGTACCGTATATTGAGAACCATTTAGCCCACATTTAATTGCATCATGAAAAATTGGTGTGCAGCGTAAACAATCTCGCTGTCGCTCATTGGTCTTTTCTTTTACATACTCTAATCCAAGAACATAATTCATTACTTCTGCAAACATTAAAATATGAAAAATCTGACCATGCGGCTGACACTGTGTTTTATTGTGATACTTAAAAGATGTACTACTTGGAATTGTGAAGATATAATCTGGAATTTCTTTAATCATATCTGTACAATATTCTCGAATCTCATCTGTCTCAAACTTATTTAATAATTCTTCAAAAACTTTTACTTTGTCCATATTTTCTCCTTATACAAATTCCCAATGATATCCAACAACCTTATATTTTTTTAAGCAAGCTCGTCTTATGGTGCTATGTGATACACCATTGTTTCGTGCAGCTTCTCTCAATCCGCTATATACAACTTGAGTTTCTATACATCGAACCTTCTTCTTCGTACTGTCAGTTTTTGTACCATAGTTATTATTGTACAAAGCGGTACACCACTCTAAATTGCACACATAGTCATTTTGTTTGTTTTCATCTCTATGATTCACTTGTGGTAATTTTAGCGGATTTGGAATAAACGCAATCGCAACTAAACGGCAAACACGCCTGTTATATTGTTTATCTTTTCCTTGTAAAGTTACTTGTCTATATCCATCTCTATCTTTTCCACCAACAAGTATATGATTGCTAGAATTATTTTTGACTCTTCCATAATTTGATACGCTATACAGTGGGAATTCTTCAACAACTCTCCACTCTTCTGTCATTAAAATACCAACTTTCTTTTCTTCTCTGTATTATTATTCTCCAAAGCATTCCACTTTTTATTAACTTCAAATGTCTTTTGAGTTGGTGTCCACTTTGAATAATATTCACATTCATTTTTATAAATAGTTGCTTCTGGATTTGTTGTGCAGAACGTGCACCAATGACATAATGGCGTGGGCTTCGGAATAAACAGATTTTTATTCTCACTTGCTTCAATATCACCAAACACTTTATCAAGTGCTTTAATTAAACGCTTTTCCCATCCTTTTGTAAGAGCATATTGTTCATCGTCTATAAGGATGAATCTATACTGCGATTCAATAGGCAATTCACCAAATTCGTTTAAAATTGCCAGGGCATAAATTCCAAACTGTAATGAGGTTGCCAATTTACTCTGATCGTATATTTTCTTGGAAGTCTTATAATCAACAGTTCTATACTGACCATCTTTTACATCAATTCGATCAATAAAACCTTTTAAAATAACTTTGTTATCCCATACAAATTCAAAAGGTTTTTCAAAATATGTAGGCTGCCAAGTAGTATCTTCCATTTCTTCGTGTAACACTTTATCAAATAGTTTTATTTTTTCTTCATATGAAGCACCACTCGCATTATCAGCTTCGTGCCATACTTCAAAATATTTTCTTCTTAGCTGTGCTACACCTAATAATTCTTCTTTTGTTTTTTCGTCTGTTTCGGTCACTCCATTCTGTAGAATATTATTTAACTTATCATAATCTACTGCTTGACCAGAAGCAATCATCCTGCCCTTCTGTTCCAAAACATAATGACACAGACTACCCAACTCAAGTGCAATTGAAGTATCCTGTGAATACTTCTTATCCATATATTTAAACTTATACTGAAGAGGACAATTTTTAAAAACCTCAATTTTACTATATGAAAATGTAGGTAAACCTTTGTCCTTATCAGTTATAGGTCTTACTCTATCTTTTAATTCTTGCAATTACTTCTCCTTCTTTGATTCTTTCAACACTCTATTAACTTCATCCATTGTGATAACAATCTTCTCATCTAATAATTCCAACAATGTTTCTTTCCCCATATCTGTAGGACTGGCTTTATAAGGCAATCTATTCTCACTGTCTAACAACAAACAAACTTTGCAATATGGCACTAATCCTGCTACTTTTTTTACAAGTTTGTTATAATAAATCTCTGCCTCAAAAGAATGTGCATCCTGGTATTCTCTATCAAAAGCCACAATCACTTCTTCACATTTGAGATATTGCAATAATATTTTTTGCTGAGTGACAGTAATATTACTTCCGCAAGTTGCTACTGCAAATGAATCTTCTCCAAAGTACGAATAATTTTGCATACATCCTTTTTCTGATTCAAGCAGCATTGCTTTTCGTATTGATTTAATTTTGTTTTGGGTAACATTGATTCCGTATAGATTTGAACCTAATTGATGACTAAGAAACTTCCCACTTATTTGAAGCGGAACATACTTTCCTACTCTTTCAATATCAGATTCATCAAGATAACGACCTCTAATTCCAATCAACCGATTGTCTTTATCTCGATGTGGAATTACGATTTGGTTGGTCAATCCATAATAACCAATCTCATATCTGCTCAAAGCTTCACGAGAAATGTTGTCATTTAACCAATCTTCATGAGGTGCATAGTAGAATGTGTCTAAGATATTTTCACTAATTTCAGACAATGTAGGTACTTCACGTCTATTCTTTTTTACTGACTTCAAACGATTAATCCATTCAAAATCATTAATACGATTCTTTTCTTTCTCAATCTCATCAGCACTTGTAACAGCCAACTTTCCTGTGAGTTCCCCCACGAAACGCAACGCCTTATACCATGTCAAATTTTTACCTTTAACTCTATTGGCTCTAATTACTAATTCAACAACATTAAAACTATCTGAACATTTAGAGTAACAATGAAAAGTTCTTCCTTTGTACCCCTTATCCTCATTTGGTTCGTGATAATAATACAATTTCCACGAATCTGATCCGTGACATACCGACTGGAATATTAAATCGCCATTACTATCTGTTTTTGGATAACTAGAGCCAAAATAAGTAACAATTTTTATTATATCTTCCTTAGTAAGTGAGTTAAGAATTGCATCCTTGTCTAAATACATACCCTCACCTCACTTACCAATTTCCCCAACTCTTCTTATCAGTTGGTTCTTCTTCCTGTTCTTCATCAATCGGATTATCAGGTACTTGAGATAGCAATACAGAATGTTCCTTAATCTTTTCTTCTACCTGCTCAATTTTTGTAAAATCCATATCAATTAACTCAAAATCATAATTCGTTACAAACAAACACTGTTCTGTCATAGTACCCAAATCAATTTTTGTCCAAATAATGATTCGTGTTAATCTTCCTCGTCTAACTTTATATACCCAATGACACATATTAGGTACAGGCATATTAACCATTTTATGTAACACTGATTCAATTTTCTTTTTCTCTGCTTTGGTGGGAGCCATTGAAATAACACCCATATCCAATTTATTCGCTAATGCTTTTGAACCAGCTAACAAGTTCTGATCCTTATACTGTGCATTTTGTGCTTCACCATTTAACTGAGAAGCCGTATAAATAAATACATCTAACTGTTGAGCGATTGTCTTTAACTCGGTTGCAAACACCAATAATAACTGATGCTCTTTCAATCCCATTCCAGATTTACTATTTACTTCTGCCATCAAACGTAATGAAGTGTGAATATAGTCAAAGAAAAAATATCTAACAGAAAATTCTCTATTATATTTCTTTATCTGGTTTTTAATATCTTCAATGGAAAAATCAGGAATATGTACGATATATAACGGACTAGATTCGATATAAGAAATGGCTTGTTGAACTCTTTCTAATTCTCCTTGCTCATATGTACCATATAGAATATGCTCCTCGTTTACTTTGCTAACGGCTGCAATTAACAATGTCTGTATCTCATCTACTGGCATCTCAGTTGAGAAAATAGTAGTTGGCTCACAATTTCCTGTATACACATACTGTTTTGATACAACATCATAAAAATACGGAACAGCAATTTTGCAAGCATCACCAGCAGCCATACGAGTTTTACCACCACCTTGAGGACACGATCTCATAAATAAACATCCTAATCTCGCACCCCTTGATACAGTGTTCAATCCTTCGTTATTCAAAGCCAAACCAACATCAGGAACTTCCATCAATTCATTTACCAAATCTGTCATACCGTCACCAGCTTGAACATCTGTACTTAGTGTATTGGTACAATATTTCATATTGGGATTAATAACAAAAGTTGCTTCAACCATTTCAATAATGTCTTGTTCAGTATAATTGTCAAACTTGATTTGTTCTGCTTCCATCTTTGAAGTGTCTGCAATGGTACTGTCGAAAATAAATCTTGTATCAAGACCTTTTTGTTCATAATATCTAAGCAATGCGTATTTTCTTAATCTGTGATAATAATAATCATAGTTCTCAATGGTAGCCATATCTCTCGCATTTGAAAGATATTCTATACCTTGATTCTCCTGAAAAATTGAATACTGTTCTTTGTAATTGCTTAGATATGAATCTATACTAAATTCATCAATTGTGGTACAACCTTGCATATGTAGATTGTAAATTGCAACAAATAGCAATTCATAGAAGTTCTCTGTATTAAAATCAGTTCTATCTAATGGTCTATCAATATCATCTATTAAGGAAGAATCTTGTATTAAACAACCAATCGTATTCAAATATGCTCTTTTATCTACAAGTCCTTCGTGTGCCATTATTTCACCTCTTTCCCAATTGACTGAATATCAATCTGTTTTATTTTTCTCCTTTTAGGTTGAACGATAATGGTCTTTTCTTTGTACATATTCGAAATATCCATACTTTCATTATGTTCTTCCAGTTTATCAACCGACTCATAATACTGCATTGCTTCTGTGTGATAATATGGAATAATACCAATTACATCACCAGTTAAATCTTTTTCAATGATTTCATGCAGATAAACCAGAGTCTTATACATGCTTTCATATGTAAATCCATAACGCTTGATATAATCTTCTGTTAGGGCATATACTTTTGTACTTAATTCTTCTCCTTCGATGAGACTTCTTAAATACTTATAATACTGTTGCTTTTTTGCATATTCCTCTTCGGACAATGCTTCTTTCAATTCAGCTTGAGGTCTAGCCTTTCTACCGACTTTTTTCTTTGTAGCAACTTTATCTATCTGTTCAGTTTTATCTTTCTGCAATGTCTTGATTGCAATATTAAAACATTTTTTATGAGCATAGCGTCCCTTGTATGGAACGCCATCCTCATCTACAATTGGCTCATTGCATATTACGCATTTTCTTCGAGCTGCCATGTATCAACCTCTTATAAGTTATTCTCCTCAATGAAACTCTCAATATCATAAATGATTGCTTCAATAAGCTGTTCCTGACCTTTCTTCAGATCACTAGCCTTCTTGCCTTCGCCTAACTGATTTGCAACGATTGTCTGTAAATCCTCAAGATATCCATTATCAGCAAGCTTCTCGCCAAGTTTCTGTAACTCGTCCATGAGGTCATCATATGATTTAACATCAACTGTTCTCTGTGCTTTCTGCTCCTCGTATGTAACTGCTGTGATTCCCTCTTCTCTCTCCTGAATCTCAATAGCCTTAATAATTACATCTTCAAGAGCTTCAGCAGTGAACTCCTCAATATAAGTAGTAGGAAGATAATCGAAACGAGAACGAGCAAAGAACTCATCTGTCTGTGCTAAGAAACCAGAAGACTTAACAACCTTACCGTCTTTATCAACACCGTTAGAACGAACATAAACACATAAGTCTGTATTATTGATGATAGGTGCTAACGCTCTTTTATCAGCCTTTGGTGAAATGTATCCATCCTTCTCCTGTGCATGTGCAATAAAGTAGCAGCAATATCCAGCACCAAGTAACTTGTTAATCTGTTTCCAGAACTCAGTCTCATACTCTTTCCAAAGTCCATATCCACCGTTTCCTTCTCCGATTGAAGGAGCTTTATACTTCTGGCAAATAAATTCCTGACAGTAATTTGCAGCCGCTTCAATCTCATCAAAGATAATTGTTGAATACATTTCTCTTGCCTTCTCTACTGTTGCAGGATCTGTAAGCTGCTTGTTAATCTTAATGAAGTCAGACCACTTTGTAATAGGACAATATGGAACACCAGGAATGGCATTAAGACCTGCCTCGAATGGAAGATAGAATGGCTTCTTCATACGAGTTGCCTGCTTAGTCTTTCCTAAGTTATTTCCACCATAGACAAGAATAACCTTGCCTTCTAAACCTTTTGCTACTGTGCTGACCTGTGGATTAAAAATATCTAATTCGTTCATGTAATTCTCCTTTATTTTCAAAAATATTTTCTTAATAAAAATGGTACATATTTCAAACTATTTCATTCGTACCTACAACAACGTTAGATTAGAAACCTAAACTTCTACCATGTGCTGCACCACTTGGCTTTGCAGTAGATGCCCTTGCGCCACTCTGAGCTTTAGCTTTTGCTTCCTCAAGACGATTTGCTCTCTCCTGAATTGCAGCCTGAATTGTTTCAGCGACATATGGAAGCTCTGGTGTAATGCCCTCCTCATATGCTTCAGAAGCACCTGTGATAAGAAGATCACTCTTAATCTCTACAGATACCTTCTTTCTTGGCTTACCAATCTTAACTGGAATCTCTGTAACAGTCTCAATTCTGTTATTGATAATATCTCCATAGAACTCTACTGTCTGTCCTACCTCGAATCCTGAATCAACAGCCTGTCCTACTTCACCCTCTGCCACAAGGTCGATTGGCTCAATTCCGTTATATGTAGGCATCCATCCACTTACTACGATTCTTCCTGTCTCAACACCATCAGCATCAAGCTCAGGATTGATACCAGAAATGAATACCTCGACTGCGAACTCTGCGTGTGGCTCGTAATCCTCATCAGCCTTTAATCTATTGAAGAAATTGCTCTTGTAAGATACAATCTTCTCACCATTCTTACCTGTGAATGGGCTAATATCACCAGTTACTTTAACCTTTGTAGCCTCTTCCTCGCCAACTTCTGCAATAGACTTGTACTCATTCATTACTGTCTGAATACCTGCATAAGTCTTGTTATCAGCACCTGCCTTAGTCTTCTCATTTACATTGACGTTGTACTTAACGAAATTCACATCAGAAGTCTTAACTGTAATATGACCTGTTACCTTATTCTTTCCATCCTCTGTTACAATCTTCAGATCCTTCTCACTAACTACACCTACTGCTGTTGCCTTTGCATTTGCCTGTCTTAAATTTGTTTCCTTTGTTGTTGTCTCTGCCATTTAAAAATGTCCTCCTTAAAATTAAAAAATTTATATAAATATTGTTAATAAAACAATCTATCTAAACGCCCAAATGGACGGAACACAGAAGTTAATTTATGTAAACATCTATGTATAATCAGTGATTTTTGAGTATAAAAACCCAAGGGTATGCTGTTCTTCCACCCAAATATGAATGCTATCCGCATTTATTTATTCTCTTGTTTTGTCTCGATTTTTATATAATTTTCGAGACATTTTTGTTTTGGAATTTTTGAACTGAATCGTTCAAGACTGATTAGATATTATCTAAGATATTTCCTGTTACTTCATATATTTCCAAATCATTTAATTCACACCATGATTCGAAGTTATCTCTCTGAACATACCAACCAACATTCATTCCGAGAAATTCATTCTCACCATTTCCATAAGAGACTACATTATATAATTCTCCGTTTAGAATGTCGTTTTCAAAGATTAGCTTGCCATTTTTATCATGGCTACCTGTACATCTACACAATGTCTTTGGATCTATTTCTTCAAAACCATCAGTTTCACCACTAGAATAAAATATCGTGGCAGGTTCAAATATTAGATGAACTTCTTTGTCATACATATCTAAACCTTTTACATAATATCCACAAACCCATTGACCACTACTAATGCTCTTTGCTTTACATAGCTGTGTATCCATTTCTCACCTCCTCAAAATCCGAATGAAACAGTGAATTACTGTGACTGCTTCACTTACTTATTCTCTGTTTTACTCTTATTATCCAACTCTTTTAATGTTTCCGTTATTTTTAAAACTTCTTCGTTAATACATTCATTCAATTCCTTTTGATATCGCTCAATACTTTTCTTATATTTTTTTAATATCAACGAAATCACTAGATTAACCTCATCTTCTGATAATATATTCTCCGTATTTGAGCATTTTGAATGAATAAATAATTTTGCCGATGAATCAGTATCATTGTTGTAAGATTTAATGTTATCAATAACAATTTTTGCATTACTGCTTATTGAATCAATACTACTAATAAAACAACGGCAAGCGTTATATATTCGATTATCCATATCCACCTCTTACTTATTCTCTGTTCGATTTTCATTTTTATTGGAAATTGTGATTCGAATGAATCATAGATAAGTTAGATTTACTTGCTAAATAAATATTCATCACATTTAAAGCCGTTTTTATTTAACCAATCGGATACTAAATGACGATGACAAAAATCTGTAGGCTTTTCATAGCAAATCAAAGCAATATCATTTTCTCCAACATTATATTCATAGCAAATTCTTGAAAAATCTAAGACAACATCAATAGCGTTTAATTTATTTAATACCTGCTCATTAAAGCACTTTATATAATAATCATTATCATGATTTTCTTTCCATTTCATAAAAAAGTTGTATTTTGGTGCAAGTTTTTTATACTGTAAGCCTGTATACCAATCAGGTGCTTTTCCACAAATTGAAATTGGAATTATATTATCTGGTAACGATTTAAGTTTTGCAAAATAACTTGTATATATCACATTCTCACCTCCAACTATATATTCTCTGTTTTATTTCAATTCTATCTTTTTGTCCTTATCCATTACATCTTTCATAAAATATGGCTTAGTGACAATATCAAAAATTATGTAGTAGAGATGATTACAGAAAGCAAAGAACTTAATATTTTTACAATCCAAATTATCACTACCAAGATCTTCTGCTATATTTTCAATAATAAAAGTGACAATAGCATTTCTGTTAATAGGAACATTGTGATGAATATGAGATCTTACTAAATAGACTAATCTATCTTCTATCTCTTTAAGTTCCCATTTATATACATTCCTGTATAACTCATCAAATTCGTCTTTTGATTCACCAAAAACTGCTTCAAACATAAAGTTCTGAAAATCTTCCTGACGAAATGCTTCTCTAATTTTATTCTCTGTCTCTTTTTCAAATCTCATATTCTTTACCTCTAATCATGTATCTCTGTTTACTGCAACATTTCTGGATAAAAGTCATACAAATAATCTCCAAAATCTCCACCTATATCTGAATTTATTTGACTCTGCCAAAAATGCTTCCATTCTTTACCTCTCTCAGTCTGAATAAAATGTTCGTATTCAGGTCTTAAAGCTTCTCTATCTTTACAAATATCGCTCATTTTATAATTCTCCTTTAAATTGCACCAAGAAATGTCAGTTTCATGTACTCTTACTTTACCGATTACCATTGATACCAACATAACCAGGAAGTACAGTTGTAATTGTTGAGTAATTTCCTGCAATATCGTTATTCATCATATGATATAACTTCAAATAATCATTTACAGATAATTTCTTAATCTTGGCATACAAACTATCCATATTATTCCATGTTTCGTCATGCTGCTTAACCGTAACTTTCATATCTGAAATCTGTTCCATGAGTTTCTGTCTTTCTTCCTTACGGTTTGCAATCTCTTTATCTTTCTGAACACAAAATTCAGCAAGTTTCTGTTCTTTATAATCATTTAAATACTCATCTACTGGATTAACTTCTTCTACTTCGTCATTCTTAATTTCTTCATTCATATGTATATTCTCCTTTCATTCGCAAGAAATCGAAATTTCATCTCATCTACTTATACATCTCATAAGTTTGTCATAATGCATGTCAATACAATCTTTAAATTCTTTTGTACACATACCATCTCTATAATTCAGTTCATTATCTATAACAATATCAGAACCATAATATCCATTAGCTTTACCCTTATGGATATAAATTTCATCCTTGTTACTATCGAGGCAATAACAGATATATGGATCATATTTATATGTAGGTTCTATACCAAATAAAATCCTAAATCCATCTTTTCGTAAACTCATGCTAAACTCAAAGCCACCAATTTTCTCAAAATCTTTTACTGATTTTAATATATCGTCAAAGAATGCTTTTACAGCATTATTAAACTTATCATTATCTGTCCATTCATTGTTAAATATTTCAGGTGATGAATTTCCTAGTCCTGTGTGTACATTACCATTTAATCTTCGTCTCAATATATTCTCTCCTTTCAAATCAAAATCCACCTTGAAGGTATTACATCTTCTAAATTCTTCATGCTCTACCTTCGTAATAACCTCGTTCACGAAGTTCTTTTTCAAAATATTCTACAAATGCCCAATTACAATCTATGTCATCTCCATCCGTAGAGCATTCATTTCCACATTCTTCACAAATGTTACAATCATATCCATAAGGATAATTTTTATTAACTATTGGAGAGGTTCTGATAATATCTGCAATTTGCCACAAAATATCATGATGCCACGGAGTTGTATCAAGAATAAAATATTTTGGATTTTCTATATTATCTTGCTTCAATACCTTATTTATAACTGATAGTTTATACTTTAAATTTTCTTTTTCTTTTAATAATTGTTTCCTTGTCATTGTCTCCTCTAATTATTTATTCTCTACTTTCATTCATTTTCTTTACGAATTCACGATACTTCCTTGTATATTCGTAAGAATCTCCGAAAATATTATTAACAGCCTTATAAAGTTTTGGTTCATATTTTTGAATAATTTCAAGCTCATTCTCAAAATCTCTTCCAAATGGACAACCTGCACAACCTGTTCTTGGTAAGGCATAAACAACATAACAATCTGAATGCTCAACATTATAAGCGTTTTCATAATCAATTTTGTCAGAATCTTTATACCAAAATAGAGGTCTATAATTATCGCATCCTTCATCGCCTTCGCTAAAACACGACTTATAGGATGTGGCTCTAACACCGCCTTCTGCTCTTCTCACACCAACTATATTTAATTCATATGTATTTTCTTTTATTAATTTATGAGAAACATCCTTTTTTGCATACTGACAACATTTTGATGAAATTTTAAATGTTGGTGGATTTTCAATAATAAACTCTTTAAGCCATTTATTATTTGCAATATTAAAAGCATTCGATTTCTTTAAATTACACCACCACAGCAAAGCAGCTTTACATTTTGGATATTCCTTATATAATTCATCAAACAATTTATCTTCCCATTTAAAACCATGTCTTTGAAGTCTATCTATGTATTCAGCAGCTTGTTTGTTTATAAACGGTTGACCATATTGTTTGCACGATAATGGAATTGGTTTAATTGCTTTATATGGTTTGATTTCTATATTATATTTATTCTCTAAATACTTTAAATGGTCTTTTGTGGCTTGATACTCCAAGCCAGTATCAAACCAAACATATGTAACTTTATTATCCTTGTCACATCTCCAAACAATATCCAACATTACATCACTATCTGATCCACCTGAAATGGAACATACGATTTTTTTATATTTAGGACTGTTAATTTTTGACCATGCTCTTATTAAGTTATCTCCTATTATTGAGTTTACAGGACAATCCTGTAATAATTCTTCAATTGTATTAGCTTTCTGTACCAATATGTACTTTCCTCACTGAAATTTATTTCATTTCAATGAGGTAAAGCCATACTTAGTGAGTGTCTTTTTACGTCACTATCACATTACTTTTTCGATTCATATAAACCAATGATCCGTCTTATGAATCATTGTGACAACCTTTGCTAATCAAAGGTATTAAATACATATGGTGAAAAACTAACCAAGTGGTAGCACAGCCTCACAGATTCGTTCAATACTGTTGACTTCACATTTTGTCATTTTATGATTTGGATTATCTTTGTTATAATCCTGAATAAACATATCTATCCAAAAATCTACATACTCATCATCTGACTCCGAATCCATTACAGTATATCTATCAACTGTCTTGTAATTTCCTTTTTCTGTCACATAAGATAGATTTATCTTATAAACAGGTAAGGTGATTTTTGTTTTTAAGAAATTTTTAGGGTGAATATTTTTTAATTTTTGTTTCAAATCTTCATCAAAAATTTCAAACGTATCAATTCCAATCCTCAATGAGCAATTTTCAAAAAAATCACTTGGATGCACTACTTTTCACCACCTTTCTTATATTTTATTCTCTTATTTACTGGGATTCCCATAGCCGAATGGCTTAGATATGATTAAAAATTTTCAAAAGAAAGATTGGTTTACTGCGACTCTTCTGAATCATTAAATTCTCTACCTTCAATGATATTCTGAATACCTGTTTTACATTTTTCTAAAGCAAAAGCATATGCGTTATTATAGATAAGTTTGTCGTGTTCTGCCGTTGGATTGTCGTATACGCTATCAATAGCTTCATCAATACCATCTATAAACCTGTTAAGTCTTTCAATAATTGTTGAATCTTCATATATATTGTAACCTGTTGGTTCTGATATGCTTTCTAAATACTTATCAACAGCTTCGTTTTCTTCTTTTGTTGCTTCTCTCATAGAATGTTCAAAAGCTCTCAATTCATCTTTACCAAGCCATTTGATCCATGCGCCGCAATCATCACAATAAAGTCCTGTGTTATTGCCTTTTACTTCTGTATGTAGTGAAATGCTTCCACATTTCTTACAACAATTCTGATACATATTTTCACCTCCAATGTATTATTCTCTTAAAATCCAAGGATATGTTGCTTTCCTGTGAAGTTACTCAGATAAAATCTTCTGGAACATATCATCTACTGAATCCAATAAGTCATATCTCTTATCAAATGCCGCCGTTGAGCTTTTTGCAAATTTACGCTCAACCATGTCGATGTAGTAAGTCATTGTTCCATCATCGCCCATATAGAACTCATTCCATTCATCATCAGACATCAATCTTCTAACATTCAATTGGTCGATGGCAAGATTATCAAAGCTAACTACCTTAAATTTCTCAATAATATCTGCAAGATTTTCATATAGCCAATTCTGCTTTACAATAATGTTTTCATGATCTTCTGAATAAAAATCATCACCACGTCTTAAATGTTTATAACCAAGAATCAGCATCTTCAGATTATTATTCTCCAAAGCTTCTACGTCTGATGGCTTTAATACCCCGTTGATTACATGAATAACCGCATTTGGATATTTCTTAATAAGTTCGATAAATTTTTCTGTGGGATTTACAAGTGATACACCAAGACCATAGATAAGTTTTTCATCAACAAGCTTTTTAATAAGTTCTTGTTTTTTCTCAAAATGAATCTGATTTACCGTCATGTTTACAATAACTTTTCTATCTTTGAGTTTCTGTAAAAATGGAATTAAGTCAGGATGACTTGTAGCATCTCCGCCACCAAGAGCAACTTCCTGATACGGATGAAGTGTGTTAATGAATTTCTCATTCAAAATATCTCCAAATTTTCCATCTGTTGTGCTACCTTCATGGCAGAATGGACATCCCATATCGCAAAAATTACAAATTTTTATATCCATATTCTCTGCAAAAGTTGGCAAAAACTCATCATCTTCTGTTTCTCTGATCTTTGTTCCATCGCTCAAAATTGTGGTTTTAAAGTTACCATTTATGTATCTTCCTAATAATTCCATTCTTAAAATCCTCCTAAATTAAATCAACCATCGTATCCATACTTACCAAACGCAACAATTTTATCTCCACTTTTACTTGTATATCTATTTACAAATGTTTCAAGATCATCGTGCTGCCACTCCTCATAGGTTTTAGCATCCTCGTCTACAATATTGTTCTCTTTTGCGTATTTGCTATAATACTTTTCTTTCGCAGATTCTGACAAGTCTGACCAATCTTTAGAAAAATCATCTTTGTGATTTTCATAGTCTTGTGCTGCATATTTCTTATCATCATCTGATAAACTATTTGCTTTTACAAATGACTCATAACCCCATTCATCAAAAAGAAGTTCACCATTCTTCCACTGTTCAAATTCTTCCTCACTACACATTGTAAGTGAATGTGTGCTTGATGAATTAGTTTCATAAACTCCACGTCTAATCTGTCTCTTCATAAATTAATCCTCCGTTCCATATGCTCTTGGATACTCATGATCAATAGCATCCAAATTAATCAAACCACTACGTTTCATATCTCCAAAATATCCATATTCGTCACCATCTTGAATAACAACATATTTCTTATTTGTTAGATATTCCTCTAATGATATATTCTCTTTTTTAAGGAAACCACTAAGTATATCTACATCAACATATCCTGTACATGGTTTCTCAAAATGAAAATATCCATTGTCGGTTTCCCAATATTCGATTGTGTCAATTCCCCAATCCTTTTCTTTCTGTTCAAGCCATTCGTTAAGCTCATCCTCTGTCTTACCATATTCCTGTGCATAATCACTATCTTTATTTTCTGGATGATTTTTATCAGCGACTGAATCTGAAATCATCGGAATAATAATCTTTTTAAGACCAGGAACATATTTTAATGCAAGTGCTTCAAGTTTCTTATAATTCTCATCATTATACTCATGCACCAATGAAGCACAAGCATACAACCACTTGTCATGAAAATTACCTAATGCTCTAAATGGACTTCTGCCAAACTCCATATCATGATCCCAAATATGCCATTCGCAATCTTTCTCGCCAGTTTCTTTGTCATCCCACAAATAAAAGTCCCTTGCAATCTCATCTGGTGTATAACGCTCATTATTTTTCATAATACAAAGCGAATGTTGACTACTTGAATTTGTCTCGAAAACACCTCTACGAATCTGTCTCTTCAATTTTTCTTACCTCCTTGCTTTAATATTCTCTCTTTGTTACCAAAGGAAACCTGAATTTACTTGCCATTCCCAAGTCCAACTTTGTAATCGTCTTTCACATCAATAGTTACTTCTCTCTGGAATTTTCCTTTATCATCGTACAGAGATAAATAATATCTGTTGCCACGCTGCTCTAAAACGACATCTTCATTCTCGAATAACTGAACTCGTTTCTGTTTCTGCACTGGTTTATCCTCTATTCTGTCCAATACCATTTGCAAAGATATAGGATATAATTCTTCGAGAATGCAACTAATATCATTATCTAGTTTACCTTCATCATTTGTATGTTTGTCAATTACTCTAATCACATCGCTCTCATGTAATAGTCTGTCTGCCATCTTAATATTCTCCTTTCCACTCATCTAACCAATAGAAACTGTCAATCTGATTATCAAGCTTTCTAACCTGTTCTCTTAACTCAGATTCTCTCTTTTTACTATCTGTTTTCTGACATTTCTTCCACAATTCCTCACGCTGCTTAGATAATTCATTATACTTATCAGATACATCTATCTCATCTACGACTGAAATCTCAATCTTCTCTCCGCAGTGAGGGCAAAATTGAATTGGATAATTATCTATCTGCTCATACTCATCACCCCAAGAGTTAAATGTTTCTGTGTATGAATTACAAAATTGAGGAATTATATTGTCATCTGAATCTCTTACTACTAATCCAAATGTATCGTTGCATACCAAATCTTCACCTGTAAATACAATAGCTTTATCATTTTGAATTTCATCACAACAATACTTAAATGGCTTATACTTATATGCACAAGTATCATTGAATTTTAATTTGATTAACTCTATCTTCATATATTTATTCTCCTAACAAAATTCATTCCACCAATCAAAAATTTTATGGACGTGCTGATAGCCATTATGCAACTTACCTTTATATTTACGTATTTTCCTATTAGATAACTGTTTTAAATATTTACTTTTCTTACCACGATACAATCTCTGATAATATGGCTTTGGATTTTTAATATAACCAATACCCTTAATCCATATTTCATCCACATATCTAACAGGCGTTGGATAATAACCACCAACAGTTTCATATAAATATCTGAGGTGATTCTGATGTTTCAAATATCTCTCACGTTTATTTATTCTCTTTTTCTTAGAATGATTCTTATAATTTTCTTCGTCTTGTTCATACCAATCACTACAATGACCAAAAGAATATACTTTACCACCAACTTTATCACACCAAACAAACTGTTCTGATTGATTGGCTCTATCTTCATCTGGATATTCACCATATACAGATTTATACATTTCTGTTCTTAATGTAAAATCTTCAATCCCATAAGGACAATCTCTGCATCTCATCAAATCACCTCTTGTATTTTATTCTTCTAATTTTCTTCCACACCAAGGACAATATGCAATATATTCTCGCTGATGAACAAATCCGTCATCATATTCATCCCATTCAGAAGTTTCTATGTCTAAATAATATTCATTCGTCAGTGGATCTAAATATATCCGATTGTCAGGCGAGTCATAATTACAACGGTTACACATATTTATTCTCCTAAACATCTTCTACATAAACAGTAATACAACTTCCAATCTCACCACTCACTTTTGGAAATACCATTGTAATACTATCTATGTAATATTCTTCTCCATCTGTATCAATGATATCGTTTGTGTTGATTATTAGCGGAATTTCATTCTTTCTCATGTAATCTAGTGTCTTAAAAACTTCTGATATATTCTCTGCTTCTGTGTATCCAAGAAGCTTATAATCATCATATCTGTCACTAAAACCAACAATTCTTATCTGCAAGTTTTATACCTCCTTATATTTAATTATTCTCTCTTTTATTTGGAAATTGTGAGCAGAAACGCTCTTAGATAAAATCATTTGAAATGCTTCTTTCTTATCAGTTCTATTCACATATTGGTAAGTCATCAATAATATTTTCAATCATCTTATACATTCTCTTTCCCCATTCTTCCGTAAGAGACTTTTCAACCCAATCACATAACCCCTTTTTATTCTCTTTAAAAATTCTTGGGAATGCTTCGTGATGATCGCAAGTTCCTATTGCATGATTATATGGACTTGAACCTGTATAAAGGTTCATCATTTCTAACGTGAAGAAATTTATCCATTCATCTGCACCTGAATAACTGCAAATAATTTCTTTCTGTCTATAGATAATTTCTGAAGCTTCTGATGTTAAACAAAATACTCCACAATTTTTATCAAAATACATATATTTATTAATTTCAATAATGTTTACAATATCTTCCATATTACCTCCTCGAATGAAACGTGGTTTTCCTTGGCTTTTTCAACCTCTGAAAGCCTTGATTTTAGGGCATTTCAGAGGTTGGAGTTTTACAAATTATCAGTTACACCTCATTATTCTCTTTTTTGTTCTCATACATGTCGAAATTTTCACACATATCACATTCAAATGAAGACCACTTGTTATCACACGACTTACACTTGTCATGTAAATTATTTTCAGCAAGTCCTTCTTCGCAAATATCTACAATGTGTTCACACAATTTCTGTGGTATTACACTTCTTTCTTTTGCTCCTTTTAATCCTTGTGTGCCTGTTCTACTTCCTCTTGGAGCTGATACATGACATGGATCTCCATTCTTACACATAGGCAGAAATTTTGGTTTCGGATGGTTAGTCCAAATATCTGTAGGCTTCATCCGAGTATCACCGTATTTACAATATGTAACCGTATATCGTGGAAGGTCTTGCATCCAAGTCATCTTTCTCATACCACCACGAGGATTTTCAATAAAATAATAAGTTGGGTTTAATTCTTTGATTAAAGAAACGACATGCTGATCAGTTGCATCACAGAATTTTGCATAATCACTGATTGGATCAAGATTACCAGTCTCAGGATTCTTTCTTCTATGATGACTTATTGCAGCAATACTGAACGTTGTACAGTCAGGCGATGCCCAGATAACATCGGGATGACCAAACTTTTCTAAGATATCTTGTGCAGTTACTTGACTAATATCTGCATATAAATCAATGTTTTCAAAATCTTTATTCCATTCTACGCTGTACACTTCATGACCTCTTGCTTCAAAAGCTTTGCCAATTGAACGTGTGCCAGCAAATAACTCTAATACTTTAATAGTCTCTTACCGATAGTGGTGCGCACCTTTAACTCATGAGACTATATTTTCCTTTCTTATAAAATTATATCTACATTGTTACTTAGTTTCGTGACAAGCCAAGAAACCAAAATTTCATTATAACTTTATTTTTCAAAAAATGAATTTTCCATAATACAATGATCAATCATATCTCTAAACGCAAATGGAGAATCTACAACTCTGTCTGAATATCTAAATCGTTTCAGAAAATCTAATACATCTCGTGCGTCTTTATGCGACAATGGAATAAATTTCAAATATTCTGGATGACCTTTAATACATATAACTGCCCACGAATGGTCATCAGAATGAAATCCTACATCTGTCCCAACGTCCATCATAGAATTCATAAGCTGATGACAATCATCGACTAATTTAAATGAAGCACTATGCTGGTCTATTGCTCTTGATAATTCGGCATTAGAATATGTAAGTAATTTTCTGGCTTCTTTATATTTATCTTCGGCTAAATCAAATTTTAATAACTCATCTGCCAATAACCACTGTCTTAACTTGTCTCGTATCTTATCTTTAATTTTCACTGCTTTACCTCCCTACGACCACAAAAAATTTCGGATTCTTGCGCTTACTTTTTATCTGTAATCTCAAATGGTACAATTGACTCTGGAATATAATTAACCTCATACTTGTACTTATTCACTTCAGCACCACCCAAATCCTCAATGACATACATTGTATCTTCATTCAGCCCAATAATATGTCTCTTATATGTACCATCTTCCATCTCTACAACAAGCGTCACCTGATCATTTGTCGCATCCTCTCTACTAAATGCACCAATCATTTCAAACTCAACCTTATCAGTACGAGTGTTAATTACTGCAAATCTTCTAAGAACATTAAAGTTCTCAGCTTCCTGTTTCATATTGTATGTAACCTTTTTTGATTCAGTTTCAAAAGCACACCCAGTTAATGATGTTGCTACCATTCCAACGGCTAACATTACTACTAAAATTTTCTTTTTCATATAATTTACTCCTTACTATCTCAAAATCTTACTTAATCTCTTCACAACTTCTTCGCAAAATATATACAAACAAGTCTTCTTAAATGCTATTTTCAAATCATCAACAGCTTGTCTATATTGCTGACGTAATTCGTTGTCTATCATATTATTCCTTCTTCTCAATAATAGTTACAGTACCCTCAAACACTCCAAAATTTGATGACTGTTGAAATGTATGTGTCTCCGCAATGTCGTCATCTGTCATAGGTCTTGTAAGATACCATAATGAATCATCTTTCCATGTAATCTCTTCAAGTTTCTGGTTTGGTTCAAGCTCAATTGTTGTTGATCCACCAAAATCTTTTGTAACAGACTGGCATCCAGTCATTCCAAAACATAATGTTAATCCTAATACAACTGCTAAAATTTTCTTCTTCATGTTGTTTATTCTCCTTTTCTATATCCAGTCTCTTCAAGAAATTTATCAAATTCCTCTTTTGTCATATTGTTTGGATAATACATATCCACCACCATATCAAATGGCTTCAAATAATTATCCAACACATCTTCAGCATCTTCTTTTGCTTCCTGCATTTTCATATTGATATAATCTTCTCTGGTCATGTTCCATGCCGTAGGGCAATCTGTGACGGTTGAAAATCTACAATATAATCCGTTTGGCTGTTTTGATACGAATCCTGCCATTATTGCCTCCTAATCTTCATCTTCAATGTATTTTATTTCTTCCAGGATCGAACTTCCTATTACATACAACTTCTTTGAAATTATTCTTCTTACTCTTTCAAGGAATTCTTTATGAAGTTCATCTTCCTGCTCATACACCACCATCTTTTCATTTCCATTTCTATGACAGCAAGCATACGTTCCTTCCTCATATTCAGCTCCATAGTAATAAAAATACAGATTGTATTTATGATTATGTTTACTAAATAACCACGGATGAAGCGTTGCAACAGTTACATAGTTATTTCCGATTTTTATTCTAAAATCGCAATGCGATTTATTCTGTACGATTTTCAAAAACTTCACCTCTTTTCGTCTCAAATGAAATCTATGTTTCTTGGTAAAAAATATTACTATATATAGTGTCTATATTTTCTATAAACACTATATATAGTATCTTTTTTACGCCTGATACACAAAACTTGGCATTGGCTGTAATTTAAACAGATTTTTCTCATGCATTGAATCAATTTTAGCTTTTACTTCCTTACTTGGCTCAATTCCATCTCTGATATATGCATCTAATTCAGCATAAGTAAATCCAAGGTTATCTTCATCTGTCTTGCCACAAAGACCGTCAGTAGGTGTCTTATCAACCAACTCTGATGGAAGACCTAACTCATGACCAATAGCCTTAACCTCTGTTACTGTAAGATTTTCTAGTGGACTAAAATCACCAGCAGCATCACCAAACTTGCTACAATATCCAACCCAATTTTCTGAAAGATTGCATGTATTAGCAACACGACCATTTACTGTCTGTGATACTGCATAAAGTGTAGCCATACGAATACGAGCAGGAAGATTTGTAGAAGTCTGCTTTGACCAATGATCTCCCAACTGTGGTTTAATCTCATGCTTTAAAGTACGAACTGTATTGCCTATATTTACAACACAACTGTTGATTCCAAGATGGTCTACAAGCATTCGAGAATAATCAATATCTGGCTGTTCTCCTTGTGGCATTAATACACCAAAAACTCTATCCTTACCAAGAGCTTCTACACATAATGCTGCCACAACACTTGAATCCTTACCACCTGAAATACCAACGACTGCCATACAGTCCTTACCATTCTTCTCAAAGAAATCCTTAATCCACTGAACGCAATCATTAGTTGCTTTCTTTACATCAAAATTACTCATGTCTAATCTCCTCTCTAACTCTCATAAGAATTTTTCCTAAATTATTTTCTCCAACACCATTCACAGTTCCCCAAATTTTATCACCCCAAGTATTACCTTCTTCGAGATGCTGATTATCAGTCTCAAGTAACTTTGCTTTGAGCTTTAAATTTTGAGTAAATTTCGCTTTTACAATTTCGTACATAACGTTGTACTTCACATCTTCCCAATCAGATCGAAGCTGAACTCTTCTACCAAGTTTCTTTGCAGATGATGGATCTAAATTCGTGAAACATTCTCTATCTGAAAAAGTTTTTGCTGATTGAAAAGCGGCTTCATTATTCAAGTATGTAAGTCCTTCATATGTAACAGGAGAAGAATAAAAGTTGCTTAAAAAATAATATTTACCTCTAAATTCATTTATCATCCTTTGTCAAGCCTCCATAATTCAACATTGCAATCATAAAAAATATTCTCTATCATTTGATGTACTTCCTCCCAATTTGCACCACCACGAACACATCCAATTTTATATGGCATTGCAATACTCATATTTTCCAAAACCGCATATGATTTCAAATTTTCAAAACATTTTCTTAAAGCATTGATATCTGTATACTGTTTTCCGTCATAACCATATGATTTTTGTGCAAATAAATTTGCATATATTCTTGCATCAATATTAGACTGAAAGTATCTAACAGAACCCAATAATTGTTCAGGCGTATTAATCGAACAAAAACTATGATAATCTTTATACACTTGCACATCATAATCACGGATTGCTTTTGCAACACCAGAATTAAAAGCACCTTTGCAATTAACCTGGTGTGCAATAATATCAGTACTTGAAATGAGTAAGTCTCCATCAATAATTTTAATCATTACTTACCTCCGTACATTCTGTTTCTGATATCCGCAAATGTGTCTTCTCTTACTAATTCTCCATCTTTAAATACAGTGGTAAGTAAACTGTTATTACTCATTTCAAGTAACTGATCCTGACACTTCAGTTCACCATCTTCCTCATATACCTTGCAACATCCCTTATGAGATTTCTTTAAATGGCTTGTATCAGTCTTCGGATCTTTGAAGATCATAAGCTTCTTACCATCAATAACTCCATAAGTAGCCTTCATTGCAATTCCAAAAGTATCCCTTGTAACAACAATCATCTTTCCATTCTCGACAATAGCTGTGAAACAAAATGCACCTACACCATAAGCAATGTTATTGGCTGCAAATCCACGCTTTTCTAACTCTCTCCAAATAGTCTCTACATTAGAAAGAGTACATCCATCTCCATAGATAATGCCAATATGAGGATCTAACACCTTATAACCCTTACCGTTGATAGAACCACCAAAAATATCCCATAGTCTTTCTACTGTCTTGACTGAAATCTCTACAATATCACCGCTATCAGGACGAACCAAGAGCTTTCCATTATGATTCATAATCTCTTCTTTACACTGTGGAAGAATATTATTTACCATATTCCAATAATCATAAGTATCTGAAACCATACTAAATGATGTGTTTGGATATAACTCTGTTAAAAGTCTCTTAACGAACGTAATCTCATCTCCATCAATTGAGAAATTAGCACCCATTACAGAATGCTCGGTTGAGACAGCGCCGATTCCAATACCATTATTCTTACAATCGGCATTGTAATATCTATCAATATATGCAATGGCAGGAATGGTTGAAGTCTTATTAAAAGACAATAACCATGAAGCAGAACATCTTGTAGCTTCATCCATACAAGACATACCTCTCATACCGAAATCAGCACAAGCCATATTACCAGGTAAACCGTCTGTTGTTTTGTCATACCAATAATCTGCAATCTCACGATACATATGACCAATAGTTGCATGACAACAAGGTTTCCATAACTCAACCTGAAGAATACATTCAATCCACTGAACAAGCCATGCAAACTTGTCATCTGTATTGGTAATTTCAATACAAGGAACTCCCATTGGTACAAGTGTTCCTTCTGGTAAAGCTCTAATCTCAAGTGGAAGATAACCAAGTCTGTGAAGTTCCACAATCTTTTCTAAATCGTAATTATCTCTACCAATCTGTACGTCCATTGAATCTGTATAAAGAGATAATATCTCATCTTCTGATAATTCAAAGAAATTCTTCTGAAAATATCCCATTAGATATTCTTTAATAAAAGCCTGTAATCCGAAGAAAACCATATGATTCTGATTCTCTAACATTGATTTACGGGGCACCCAATATGAAACTAACTTAGTTAATCCCTTTGGATACATACGATCATGACACTGCTTATAAGTATCACTAAGTAATAAAGCCATTGTGTTATCCATAATTTTAAACCTCCATAACTGTAATCTTTTCATGCTTACCATTAAACAAACTGTTTGTAGTAAATAATCTGTTCACTGTATTATTCTCCAAAGACTTGATTAATGTTCCTTTTTCTTTATCAAGAATTGAATTCTCTGTATGAGTGGCATACACATAAATCTCAGTTACACCATGTTTCTTCAATTCTTCTGCACTATAATAAAGTGAACCGCCATATGCGATAATATCATCAATCATTAACACAGCTTTATCCTTCAAATCAATACCATTTGTTCTAATGTCTAATCCAAGGATTTTGCCAGTCTTCCAATCTCTTTTCTTTTCACCATAACAATACGGTAACTCGGGGAATAAATCTGAATATCTCTTAGCTGCACCTGCGTCTGGGAAATAAAGTACAAGATTTCTCATACCAATCTTTGAAATAGCTTTATCAACGTACTCTTTTGGATTTTCTTTTACACAATTATTGAGTAATGCAGTAGAAACATCGCTATGAGCATCTAAAACATAAACTGATGAAAATCCTAACCAATTGATAAAATCGCAAAAATACTTCAATGTGAATACTTCATCATCATTTTTTACTCTATCCATTCGTGCATTAGGAATATATGGAAGAGACAAATAATAATCCACATTAGTAAAAAATCTTTCAAGATGTTTCTTTACTAGCATCAGATAAAATATCTCATCGTTACTCTCATAAATCCATTCAATCCAAATACAAGGAGAGCCATCATAAGAGTCTTCCTCAATGTTGTTTATATCAATATTTACTCTTGGTGTTCCATCTGGAAACTTGTTGATTGTTACAATTTCGCCATTAATTTTAATCATATTCTACTCTCCAATCACTTCGATCTGACACATATTCATAGTTGCTAATGCAGCCTTGTGAGTATCAGGTGTGACACCTGCACAGCAACTTGCATCTACTGTAATATCTGCATCAGGGAACATTGCCTTTAAGATTAAAGCATTTGACACTACACAAATGTCCGTACAGAGTCCAACAAGTTCTATCTCGTCTTCAAAAATTAAATCATTCCAATGCGTCCATCCAAATGTAGGCTTATCAACATAATAACAATTCTCTACTTCTAATCCGTCTGCAATTTTCCAACCATGAGTACCATAGATACAATGTTCTACTGGAAGTTTCTTTCCTTCTGGTGTATTTAGATAATTTGTATCATGTGTATCTCTAGTGAAGATGATTTTATCTCCACGATCCTTATACTCCTTAATTTTCTTTGCTACATTCGATACAATTGCCTGTGCTTCCTTTGTACCGAGTGAGCCATCAATAAAATCATTCTGCATATCAATTACAATTAGTGTTTTACTCATTTTGTTACCTCTTTTCTTTGTTTTTATATGTATTTATTCTCTGAAAACTCAGAAGAAATTCCGCTTTCTTTCGGTCTTGATTTTTGTACAATATATAGTATTTGTTATAATTTCTTAATACTATATATTGTATATGCTATTTTGTTTTGAACTACTTATTGTATTATTCTCCATTTTATTTTCTAACCACATATAAATAACTAAATCCACCAGCATTACCTACAGGCTGTGCTAATAAACACATTGCTACATGGTCTGAATCATATACCCTATTACCCTGGCGAAATTGCTTTCCAAAATTTATCTCACCAATACCTCCAACTAACTGTGGCTTATCACCACAAGCAGAACTTAATCCACTTGTGGCTGATGAAAATTTGCCATCTTCTCATCTGTACAAATATATGTATTGTCATACTGAGCCTTATATAAATGCTCAATCAACAAAGAGATGCAAGTTGTCACTATACTGTTACCGCTTTGTTTATATCCCTGGGTATCAGACATTCCAACTGCTTTACAGTTCTCATAATCAATATCATCGAATCCCATGAGCCTGTGGCACTCTTTTGGTGTGAGCTTTCTCACAACTCTTAAATTGTCTCTATCTTCTTCGACCATTGGTTGCCGATTTCCTCCCTGGCATGTTGTTATTGTTGGAGAAATATAATCTTTGTCCCAAACATTTCCTGCGAATCCAGTTCCTTTATTTTCACCATAAATATTAAAAAGTCTTTTTATATTATTTGAATCTGCAAGAATCTGTTTTGGCTGTTTATAATCAGTTGCCACTAAAGTACCCATTACTGAATCCTGCTGATAAACTAAATCTCTCTGACCGATAGTTCTGAATTCAGGTTTTGTAGTGCCAACAATATTTTTTTTAAATTTTGGATCTGTTATCTGAAGTCTTTTCTGTACTTCATCAGATAAGAAATATTTCTCCAAAACACTGCTATCTGTTTCTAATAAATCCTTTAATCTGATTCCTGTGTCAAAAGGCTGTGGAAATTCAAAAGACTTGGTATCAATATCCTTACGAATAGAGATACAGAAGATTCTATTACGATTCTGTGGAACACCTGTGTTCTTTGCATTGATTGTCTGATAATATGAGTTATATCCCAAGTTATCAAGCCGAATCAGCCAATCCTTAAAACTGTCAATATACTTCTTTGATACAAGAGCATCTACATTCTCCATAAGCAAATACTTTGGCAATGTGTTATTCTCTTTTGCTTTTACAAGAAGTCTCTCAACTTCATACAATAAACCTGAACGAGTTGATTTAATGTTGTGACTGCCACAATTAGGGCAGGTATAACGAGTATCTACATCTAATTCTGATGGATCATATTCACAACCACAATCATGACATGTCCACTTTAATCCTTCCTGTTTACCGGCGATTGACAAATCTGTACATGGAGTCGAGTATGTAAGTAAATCACTATATGGCAATGACTCAATCTGCATCATATCACCAAGATTATGCGAAATGTGGTCTGCTAACCAATATTTCTCAATACCTTTTCTTTTATCTTTCTTTCGTGAAAGCTTCTCCCAATCATACGGGACATCTTTCTTAAAATCATATCCAAGTCTCTTGTCTGTAAGCTGTTTTACCATTTCTTCTTTACTTGGATAGTCTTCATAATTTTCAATCATCTCATTAGTTAATCCACAATGAATTGCAGCATAACTAACTACTACTTCTTTGTCTAAATCTGCTGTTGCAATCATATTTGCATTGAAGAGATGAGTATTATCAATTCCCTTCATCTGCGCACCAATACCACTGCAAAGCTCAATTACACTTAACTCACAATAATTATTTTTTTCTTTATTCTCTGTCAAAATCCTTTAATCTACAGAGATTGCGCAATCATTTTTACCCAGGAGTTACTGTTAAATCCTTTCATTTTTAATATTATTTTGTTATAAAATCACTCGAAAATAGACACGTCTGCCTAATCGAATGAAAAAAATATTTCTTGTTACTTTTATTTGGAAATTTGGCTGAATCGCCAAGATAGAAATTTCTATATATGATTATTCTTCGTCTTGAAATGATTTAATTCGATTTTCTAAATAATCAATCTCATCATTCCAATGGTCTATTAACATGTCTTCGATTTGATGCTTTGCATCTTCTATGCTGTCTGCAAATAATGTATCATATTCAACATTTAGTTCTTTTGATACATATATAAATATGTTTTCGTCTGTCTCATCTTGTACAAAACCAGCTACTACATTTTCATCATCTTCTTCATAAAATTGACTAAAATGTAATCTGTAACATTCCTTACCAAAGTCATTCTTTTCACCTGTTTCCCAATATTTCTTCACACTCTCACCTCACTTATTCTCTGTATGGTTCAGGTAACGGCATCCAAGCTCTCATACCGTCAGTAATTCTTCCCCAATACCATGTCCCATCATAGTATTGTCTTTGTACTTTTGTTACCATACCTCGATTTGTGGTAACAAGTACATTGATTACTTTCTTACCTTCGTATCTTTTATCATCTTCTGGCATTTGTCCTTCAACACATTTAATCCACTCCAATTATCATTTCACCTCACTTTACAATATCCTAACAATCTGTTCATACAAACAAATATCTCTGTCGTTAATTATCGTATTTACATGCATGTGACCAAACAAATGCTTTTTATATTCAGTTGCAGCTTTCACTTCTTCCAAATAATTAGTCAACACATCTGGTTCATACAACCCTTTGCCACCCATAAGATACAACTCTGACGTAGAGGAACTATGCGTGATAATATAATCAACTATATTATTATTCTCTTTTAGAACATCTAGTCCATGCTGCATTTCTTCATCTGTCGGTAATTCCTCTTCCCACCAAGTAAGTCCTTTAACTCGATACATATACTTACCTTGTTTATCAAGTTTCTTTGCTTCCTCTCTCCAACTCTCATCATTATAATCAAGAATACCATCCTGAATATCATGACTTGATGCACCACCAAAAGCAAAGAATTTCTTATCTTCAATAGTAAAAACTTCACCACGCATTAAATGCAATACATTGGATCTAATTTCATGAACCTTGCCGCCACACCATTCTTTTATAGGATAACTATAGATTCTTGGAAAACATTCATGATTTCCATCAACAAATACAATTGTGAATGGTTTCTGATTTAACCAATTCAACCAATATTTTTCCTGTTTGCTTTCACCATCTCTGTTCCACGCAAGACCAAAATCACCAAGAATAATTACAGTGTTCTCAGCTTTATTACCAGAGAAATCTTTCTGTTCATAGAAACTATCTTTACTTAATCGTGTAGGATTTCCATGTATATCGCCTGTTACAAATACTGCCATAATTCACCTCTTACACACTAAAATCTCAACATCCATATCTGCAAAAACATCTTTAATCTGTTCTGAGACATCGTTCCAGTTCAGCCTATCTAAACCACAACCAATTACAGGCATTGCAATCTTTTTAATATTATTCTTTAAACAAATCTGTTTCATCTTGTCAAGTGCAAGTCTCATTGTAATAATTGTTGGCTTGTGGAAATATCTCTCTTTTGTAATAAGATTAAATACTCTATCTTCTAATAGACAATCACCACCAATTCTCTTATGAGTATATTGATTAAGATAATCTGGATATTTTGTCTGTAATTTTCGTTTCATATCAAATCTTTTATTGAATTCAACTACAATCCCTTTACCCATTCCAAAATCAGCACTAATACAATGTGCTAAATAATAATCTTTTGGTACTGTAAATAAGTCTTTATGCTCTTCTCTATACGTCATTTATTTTACCTCACTTATTCGTTATCATATCCAAAAACAACAACTCATCTTTCTTCAATGTGATGTCATAATCTTTCCACTTTTCCATCAGTTCTCTTGTATCAAATCCATGCTCTGCAATTACCGCATAGCCATGAGGAGTCTTATGGCAGTCATTGTGAATACCTAATAATCCCAAATCTGTTCTAAATTGACCAAGTAATTCTTTGTCATCTATATCAAAATCAAACAGCCATTTGCTCTCATCACGATTTTGTACCTGCTGTGCAACGGATGCTAATGTACGATTAAGCTGTGTCATACTTGGCTTATCTCTCAACAAACGAATAATCAACTCTTCTCTGATTTTCTCTTCATTCCTTGAGTTAACTGACCTATATAATCTCGTCTGTTCACCAGGAACTCCTTTAGTTGCAAAGTTTTTAAAAGCTTCAATCACTTTATCTTCGTTCTCTTTGTATTCAAGGATTGTCTTGGCTCGTTCCTTAAAGTTTGAAATGTCCTTGTTGTCCTTATTTCGAGAACGAATTAAATATACATATAAGTTTGACATTGTATTATTCTCCTTACTTATTTAAAACAATCAGAATGTTACTTAGATATAAAGCATAAAATACTAAATAGCCACCACCTGCCAAGAACAGCAATTTGAATACAAAATTAATAACATTCTTTTTCGTCCATGTTATCCCAACAATAAGGTTAAAAATTCCCATAATCAATAAAATAATATTAAAAATATTCATGTTTCACCTCCAAATTCCGCAAGAAATGTGCGTTTCTTTCTAATATAAAATATATACCATATATAGTATATATCATTTATTTTCAATACTATATATGGTATGTTTGTAACAATTACTCACTTAATTCTGCAAGTGCCTTATCCAGATCCTCATCAGACATGTTCTCAAGTGCTGCATCCTGTCTCTTGGCTTTGATTTCAAGTAATCTCTGTCTCATCTCAGCATTTTTCTTAGCGTCTTCTCTCTTCTTTTTCTCATCCAACTTCACGCCAACAATATACTTAACAATTTCAATCTTGTTAGAAATCTCCTCGTCTTCCTTTGACTTAGTATTCAGAAGACTCTCTTCCTCAGACTTTTTTACTTCCGCATTGAGTGTCTTAAATACTGAATCCAGATTTGTGAGAGATAAATCCCACAAATCAATTACGTTAATCATTCCTCTGAACGGAAACTGATAGTTATTTCTTGTTGCATTAATAAATAATTCGTTGTTTGTCATAATAATAATCTCCTTTTCTAATTAAAACTTAATCTTCATTACACGCTCTGTTGCACCCTTAACCTTGACAACTAAATCTGCTCTCTTTGTCATAGAGAATCCAATTCCTGAAAGCTGATCATCAGTATCTTCTACATGGCACTTAGCACCTAAAGCTTCGAACACTCTCTTATGCTTCATTAAATCATTATCAAGGAACTCAAGATAGAATCCATTAGGCTCTTCGTTGTTCACACAATCCTTCAGGAAGAAGAATAAATGTCTATGACCAATTCCATCCTGCTCGTCAAAATAGTTTGGACTGTAACTAATTACTGATACAGGAACAAACTGATTTGTATTTACACCCCAAATCTCACGACTTGAGATAGATGAACTTCCAGACAGCTTTTCCTTAATTGAGAAGTTGCCATTCTCGTCAAGTGTTACCTCTGCCACCTGAACTTTCTCACCAGTTCTCATAGGATTGCTATAATCAAATGAATAAATCTCTCCATTGAACTCAACTTCTGCTCTGAATCCATGTCTTACTGCACCTGAATACTGATGTACAAAAAATCTATATGTTCCTGATCTCATTCTTGATAAATCCTGCCAAGTAATATTCTCTACTGCAACTTTTCCATATGGATCAATTACATCAACATCTAACTGACCACCCATAGAAGTAATTCTTGGTGCTTTGTAACTACCATAATAGATTTCTGTTCCGTTTGGTTCAACGCAATGAGCATCAAGATCATAATTGTCATGTCCATCTTCGTTCCACTGAATTGAAAATCTAAGTATACCATCGACATTACCGCCAGCAGCTTTTACATTCTGCTTCATATCAGAGTCAGTAATGTTTCCTGAATAAGCCCAAGATAATCCATTATTCCATTTGAACATTGTCTTAGCGTCTGGATTAACAGGTGCAATCATAGAAACAAAGTTCTTCTCATGTTTATTCTCTACAAAAGCTTCAATCTCCTTTGCAGTTGGAAGTACCTTATCAATGAAATCCTGTGCTGAAATCTCCTCAACCTTAGAAAACTTCTTAGGACTTACAGTAACATCTTTTTCCATCTGACCAAAAATATCATCTGCACCAACCATTCTTCTTGCAGCACTCTTATTTGAGAACAGTACATTATTTACAGTAATATCATTCAGATTAGCAAACCTTCTCTGTAGTGAATCCATATATCCAAGTTCTGTAATAGTCTTCTTTGCATCCTCAAGCATCTTCTTTGTAAAAATAGCCTTTGGACGCTTATAATTGGTTGGGGCAACAATCTGTTCATACTTCTTAACTGCTGTGTCAAGATCCATATCCTCACTTACATTGATAAGAAGTGTTCCAATAGAATGATTTCTAATTCTACCGATAGCCATACCTGCTGTTATTGATTTTTCCCATGCATATAAGTCCTTTTCGGTATCAGAAGTCAGCTTATCATATTCCTTCTTATACTTCTTGAAGTCTGTGAGTACGCCTTTCCACTCTTCGCCCTTGTAAAGTGTATTTGAATTGATAAGTTCAAGAATTGTATCAAGTGCATCCATAGTAATTTCATCAAGAGAACGCTTAAACACGTTTCTTGTATCTCTGAACTGTCCTTTAACTTCCTCATTAGAACGACTACTTCTATTTACGAATTTACTTGGAAGCTCTAAGAAGAAATGATCCCACTGATGAGACTTTCCATTAATTTCTTCAAAGTTAAAATCTGTACCAATCTTAGGGAACTTAGTTGTATAAATATCTGTAACGGTATGAGCCTTTACAAAAGCGTCAAGTGCATCACATACTGGCTGATATGTTGTATCGCAAAGATTCAGTTCCCAAATCGTATGAATCTGGTTATCCTTGATAGTGACAGCAGAACCAATATTCTTAATAAACTGTCTACAACAACTACAATCATGTTCTCTGCGCTTTCTGAAAATCTCATTTGTACCAACAGGGAAGCTATCAAGATATGTATTCCATAATTCATCCTTATCTACATTTACATCAAATAAATGTGTTGCCTCTTTCTGCATTTCATCGAAGTGCTTCTGTAAAGCTTTCTTAAACATCATAAATCCATCCATGTTTTGTACCTCTTCTTTCTTATATTTATTTTTGTTAATGGTTTCTACTGTTATATTCTCCGTTTTATAAATTAAAAGGTTTGTTTTATTACCTTTGAATGAGTTAGTAGGCTATGACACCTACCAACTCTTGAATTATTTATTTTTCTTACGTTTTCCTACAATAAAACCTACTCCAAAGCATACACCGAGACAGATTACGAAAACTCCAATGTTTAATACAATCATATTGTCACCTACTCAATAATCTTGAATGATACATCTGTTCTTCTATTCATCGCACGATGTTCCTCTGTATCATTATCTACTACAGGATTGCTTGAACCATTACCAACGATTACAATCCTATCAGTAGAAATACCATTCATAATGAAGTAGTTTTTAACTGTCTCTGCTCTCTGTAATGAAAGCTTTTTATTATACTCGTCCTGTGGATCAGAGTTAGGATTTGGATCTGTGTTACCTGCGATTTCAATAATTGCACCATCAAGAACTTTTGCAATATCAATAAACTTATTTAATTCCTCAGAAGCAACTGCTGAATCGGAGAATTTAGCTGTATTCTTTACAAAAGTTACTGACGCAGAACCACTTAATAATGCTTCAGTATCTTCGATTGTCTGTTTATTATCTTCTGTAACCTTTACAGTATCTGTGTTAGATACTTCTTTTGTGTCTGAATTATCTTCAATCGCCTTAATATATGTATCATCAAAGATATCATCTACAATATCAGCATTCACCGTTTCTCCAATAGAAGTCCACACTTTACACATATCAGAATAAATTGTCTTTGCTGTTCCATTTAATAAATCAGAATTATCTTTCCAAGTTGTGAGTTTTGCGGTAGCTGCACTTCCAGCAATATCTTCATCAGATGCAGTGTTGAACATAGGCATTACTTCTCTAATTGCTGTAAACTCATTGTCGTACATATCAGATGCTTCAAGAGAACCCTGAATAAACTTTTCTACAACTTCCGGATATGTCTCTGCAAAATTCTTATCAAATAAAATTCCATCCATTACAAGATTTGTTGAACTTGCTGTGCTAAATAATACATGTGCATCTGTCATGTTTTTAGCTTGCGTCAAGTAAGGCTCCCATGTAGCTGCTACATCAATCTGTCCTGCGAAAAATGCTTTTGCTGTATCATCTGCTGTTGAGAATAACACAAGGTTGTTAATAATATCGGCTTTTTCATTATCGGATAAATCAGAGTTGTTTACGAACCATACAACTAAAGTCTGTGCCTCTGAGAACTCAGGAACACCAATTTTTGCTCCAACTAAATCCTTTACTGTTTTAATAGAAGATTTTGCAATAATACCATCGCCACCATTTGAATAGTTCGTGATATAAGGCATTACTACCTCTTTTCCTGCTTCTGTAAATTTCTGTGATAAAAATGCTGTTCTGTTGATTGTATAACCTGCTGCATTTAAATCGCCTTTAATAAGTGCATTGCTTGACTGTGTAGCGTCATTAATAACATTGATATTTACATTGATTCCAAGCTTTCCATAAATAGAATCTGGCTGAGTTGTAAGTCCACCGTTAGCATCAATAATAGACTTCCAACCAATCCATTCATCTAAAGACAAATCAATCGTTCCATTACTATCGGACTTTTTAGCATCCGTCTTTACATTGGCAGATGTATTTGTGTTAGAATTTGTCTTATTATCTGCTACAACATTATCTGTCTTAGTACCCTTAGTCTTAACAATACCTGTTTTTAATCCGGCTAAAACACCACCACCAATTAACGCAATAACCAAAACCATAATTAAAATCTTTGAAGCTTTGGTAAGTCTAAATCTTTTTGTACTCATTCCATTCTCTCCTTATTATTTGTTGTATTTTTTCTTTAAACTGTCTAAATAATCGTTACTGCTATTCTTTTTAGCTTCAACTTCTGCTTTTGCAAGTTTCGTAGACATCTTGTTATTATGTACTACTTTTGAACCCTCAACAATTGCATCTAAATCTCTATTCTTATCTCTGACAGAATCAAGAAGTTTATCAGTTGCAGTTACATTTTTTAACTCGTCCATATCATCATAGACTTCCTGTAACTGTTTCTTCACTTTCATATTCTCCACAACTTCCTTGCTTTCTCTTTTTAATTTGCGGAGATTCTTTTCGCACATTTCCTGTGCTTCTTTTGCAGTGTTCGCTGCATCTTCATATGCTTTAACTAATTCTGAATATCTTTTGATATCAGCCATAATTTCTTCTCTCTCATCAGCCTTCAACTGTGCTGATTCAATTTTATTAGCTTTCACAAGAGACTCACATTCAGATTCGACCTTCTCAAGCTTCGATTTAAGATTCTTCATATCTTTCTGCGCATTGCTTAATTTACCAGCAGCTACCTTGTAAGCGTTGTCTGCCTTGTTATAAGCATCCTGAGCTTGATCAATTTTTTCACCATAAATGGCTTCTGCTCCTTCTGGTGTTGTTGCCATATCTTTGATAAATAATCTTGTAATTCCCGAAAATAATGTTCTTGCTTCAGGAAACAGAATAAAAATCAAAATGACAACCGCAATTACTAAGATAATAATTAGCTTTCCAAGTTCCATTTACTCATTTCCTCCTTCAATAAATTTGATAAGTCCAGAAATTCTATCAACCTCTGCATTGATATTATTCTCTGAAGTCTTCATCTCTGACTGTTGATCTGCTATCTCTTTCTCAAGTCTAGCAATTTCTTTTTTATGATTTTCAATTTCAGCCTGCTTATCAATGACTATATTCTCTCCTTCATTTAATATTTTTGACAAAACACTATTAAGCACATCAACACGCTGTTCGCCATCAAGTGTTACATCAGTAACCGTTAAGCCAAACACTCCAAGAGTCGCTAAAACTGAACCTCTCTTTGTCTCTGTAACCATTTCTTTTGGAAGAGAATTAATCAGTTCTTCAATCTTGAAAATTGACTTTGACTTATCTGATAACTCGTTTTGAGTATAAATATCCTCGATAAGTGTATCTGTATGCACCTCATCAAGCTCAACTAAAACCTCTGTGTCTTCTACAGAATAATCAGTGTCTACATCATAATTCTCTTCTTCTGGAACTTTCTCTACGAAAAAGTCTCTAAATCCCATTTTGTTTCCTCCTTAAATTAAAATTCTATAATCACGTCACACATTTTTTGTGCTTCTCCTTTGCTATGTGTAACCATAATTATTGTGTTATTTGTTTCTTTATGCTGCTTGATAATCAAATCTTGCATTTTTTGCCTAGTTTCAATATCTAATGCAGATAATGGCTCATCCATAAGAATTATTTCTGGATTCATAAATAATGTTCTTGCTAAAGCAAGTCTTTGTCTCATACCACCTGATAGTTGTTTTGGATATTTATTTTCATTACCTTCCAATCCAACAATAGAAATCATTTCTTTTGCTCTATCAATATCACACTTATTTATTCTCCCTTTGACTTTCTGTGCTATCAGAATATTGTCTAAACACTTTAACCAATCAAATGAAGTGTAATTTTGATGCATCATGTAAATATTATTTTTACTTGCCTTAGTAACTAATTCTCCATTTACAACCGCATTCCCACTTAACGGTTTTATCAAACCTGCAATTGTTCTTAGTAAAGTTGTTTTTCCACAACCAGATTCACCTAATATCCCATAAATTTTAGAATCAAATTGATAATTAAAATTCTTCAATAAAGGCTTGTCTCTGCTATAGCCTGTATATAACTCATTCAATTCAATCATTTATATACCTCCATTTAAAAATATGTTTTACTAACCATTTCGCAGCAAAATCAAATATAACACTTATAATCATGATTACGATAATAGCCATAAAAACTAAATCTGTTCTTCCTCTTGAAGAAGATTGCTGAATTATATAGCCCAATCCGTATTTTGCATTAATTGTTTCTGCTACTGCTATATATGTAAACCCAATTCCATACATCATGATGAAACTATTTAATACTCCTGGTAAAGACGCAGGTATTTGTATTCTCCAAATGGTCTGTATCTTATCCATTCCGATTGTTAGTCCTGTATCAATCAAATCACTACTGACTTCCTCTAAACATAAAATGACTGATGGCATCATATATACAAAAGTTGCGATAAATAAAAATACTATTTTCATTATTTCATCTATGCCAAACCACATAATCAACAGAGGATAAAAAGCTGTAACAGGAATGTATCTCATAACACTGATAATTGGACTTAATATATCTTTTGCTACTTTTGAGTTATAAACTAAAATTGCAATAGGAAAGGCAATAAATCCTGATATAAAAGTTGCTATGGTTATTCTCAAAAACGAATATTTGATAGCCATTATCAATTGTCCAGTTTTTAACATTGCAATTAAATCTGTAAATACTATCTTTGGATCTGGAACAAATAATTGATTTACATGTTGCGATGCAATATTCCAAATTATGAGAATGGCTACAAGTAATGCTATTCTTTTTAAAATAATTTTCATGCCCTCACCTCTTTCTATATCTATATTCTCTTTTTAATTTGGGAATTTTTATTGAGCTGAATCGCTCAGAATTTTTTCAAAGGAAACGAAGTTTTCTTACTACTTCCAACCACTACAATCTCTACAACCTAATGCATATACATCACACTCTTTAATCGCACAAGTTTCACATTTATATGGTTCTCTGTATGATGTAATTTTATCTTGTAGTTCATTAATTTCTTTCATAATAGTATCAATATCTTTTAACTTAATTCCAAAAAGAATCTTCTTCAATTCTTCATACATAAGTTTTTTCGATACATTTTTATCACTCTTATTTGGTTTATATTTAAAATCATATTTCCATTGGTCTATTTCTCCATATCTACAATTCTTAACAATTGGGGAATCTGCTATTGGATGGCAACTGTTCTTATTTGAACAATAATAATTATTTCTCACATAATCATGTTCACATCCATATTTACAAATATCACATGATACACCCATATAAAATCTCCTTTCCAATTTACCAAATTCCATTTACCGTCTTATCAATGACTTCTCTCATTACTCCACCTGTCATTTTGTTCATTGTATCTGCAACAAGACATTTAAATTCTGCTCTTATTCGTCTATTGTGATGAGTACATGGCGTTGAACAATAGTTATTTCTTCTACATTTTTCACAGTCTCCACTTAACTTCCACTGTTCATTTTCCTGAATCTGCTCCATAATATCCATAATACCTTTTACCTCTCTTCCTATGAAATCGAACTTTACTGTTATTTATCTACAATAACTATCTCTTTGCCACAATAAGGACAATATTTTAAATTTGCCATATTTTCAGGTATCCTCCAATATGGATCATCGGCATCATCATGTTCTTTCGGGCAAATCGTTCTATAATCGTATTTTATCCATTTACAAGTTTGTATTTCCTCGTATCTTCGGAGTACAACATTTCCTCCATCAATAAATATTTCAATTGGTTCGCCAGTTGCATCCGTTTTCCCAAACACTTGCTTTCTAATTTCCTTTGGGATTACTATTCTACCTAAATCATCAACTCTACGAATTATTCCTGTTATCTTCATCTTTTCACCTCACAATCCAAAGAAAGAGAATTTTACTGTTAATTATTCTCTATTAAATTTATTATCATTTTCAAAACTGCAACTGTGCAATATACTCCATAACAAATCCAATAGGCTACACCTGCCTTTATAGCAGCCCCAATCATTGCAAATAATACAATACTCATATTTCACCTCATAATCTAAAAATTTTCTTTATATAAAACAGAAACCATACTCACAAAGAATATAAGAATTGCCAGACTCGGCTATATATTTGATAGAATAATCGGACGTTTTCTGATTTCTGTTGCTAACAAGTTTTTATACAGCCATTTTCTGAACATATTTGTCAAAACTGTTTTTCATATATGTAAAGTTTGTTTTCTGTGAAGGACTAAAATTTGTCTGATTCTTATACTTCTGAATCCACTTTTCAAATTCTTCGTCCTGCTCTTTCGTACAAGCATAAGCCATAATTGCAATTACAGCTCTTTCACACTGCTGATATACAGGCTCGTCCACCTTAACACAATCCTCAACCATATCCCTGTACAACTCAATATCCTCTTCTGTAGCGTCAGGATTTGCATTTTCCTGAACAAAAGAAAGAGTTGTTTCTTCTGGATTTATTGTTAATGTTTCTGTGTCAATATGTAAATAATCCATCATCAAAGCAGTATATATATCAATTTTAGCTTGAATAATCTTTTTGTCAGATGTGCCAGCTTCTTTATCAAGCAGATCATAACTCCACTCGCCAATAACTTTATCATGCAAGTCATTTACAAGAGCATTTACAAACTCTGCAAATTTATTATCTTTAACACCAAGCTTTGTGAATTTATCAAATGTAGCTATCCAGCAAAGAATATCTTTAAATACGAATATATTCTGAAATTTGTTTCCACAAACTTTTGCAATACGATTTCCGTATTCATTGACCTTTTCAAATTCATCAAATGAAGAGTTTTCTTCAAGATATTCATTTCTATCATTTGGTGTCTTCTTCCAATCATTAAGATGGAACGTAGCCATTACAGAATTTGCAACTGTTTGCTCGTATGTACCGTTCTTACGCATTGACTTTGAGTAAGAAACACAATTTTTGTAAAACTCGTTATTAGCAATGTTCTTAATTTTTCTTGCATATGTAGGAATCCATGTTAGAGCCTTCTGGTTTGAACCCATACTCTTGTTGCGGTTATAACGTCTTACAAGCTTGCTTATTTCCTGCATAGTGCAATTTTGATGAATTACAATACGAATCTGATAATCATCGAATTTCTTCTTAAGTTCATCTGGCAACTGTTCGAAAGTTTTATTTTTAATATCAAACTCCCGATTTTCCCAAAGAATACTACCATCTTTATCTTTGATAAGATGTCCTTCATCATCCCTCATTTTCGCTTGATACTGAATAACGCTATTCTCAAAAGATTTAGTTGTTTTCCAGTTCATATGACGGAACTTATTTAAAGCTGTAGTTCTTTGAATACCATCAACGATATATTGCTGTGTTAAATCTCCACCTAATTCCTCTTCACCAAGAATAATAGGAGGAATATAATCTTCTGTAAGTACAGTAACAATAAGCTCATTTATCGCCGGGTTGTCCCAGCAAAACATTCTCTGTACATCCTGATTCTCCGATATATCTTCACTATTTACACTTTTTAAATATGAAGATAATGCGATTGCTTGTTCCCTTACTTTCTTTGCCATAATAAATTCCTCCCATTTTTACATTAATTCTCTAACGTTTTCATAAGCCTGAATAGCTGCTATATGATTACCATAATCTTTTTTAGAAATATGTAATAACTCTTGTATGTCTTTAGTTTCATAACCTTTTATCATATATGATAAAATTTCTCTTTGTATATCTGATAGTTTACTTAGATAATTTCGAATCTTAATATCACTTAAATCTTCATAAAATAGTTCATCATACAAATTTTTAAATGTACCAGGTATCATTTCTTTTAAGTCTCCACCATCTTCCATTGGAGCATCTAGTGATATATTCTCAATTCTTTTAGGTCTTTTATGAATATCATCCTCATCCCGTAGAATCTTTCCATTTTTATCTCTTTCCAGATTACTTGATTTAAGAGTATATTTATTATCTCTTATCCATGTGCTTGTCTTTCGCATAATATTTCCAGTAAGAAAAGTCTTAAAAGAAGACTTTGAATGATCATATTGAACAACTGATTCTATAAGACAATCCGTTGCTACATCGTATAAATCTTCGTATTCGCTTGTGCTAACTTTCCCTTCCCAAACCTTATGACATATTGGTTTTAACTTTTTCATATCATCCTGCATGTATGTATTAATGATGTCCAACATTTTTTGATTGGATTTAATGATTAACATAGTTTCTTTTGTTATCATTTTATATGTCCCTTCTTATTTAATTCTCTATGTAAATACTCTCCAAAAGTCAATTCACTAACTTGTATATTTGTGTACTTTGTTTCACTAAAGCATTTGGGACATCGTGAAAATTTCTCATTCTTATCTTTCGAGAATGACATTACATTTTCCATTGGAGTGTTACAATTTCTACAAATAATCATTTTCATCACCTCGCTTAAAAATCGAACAGTTCATTCATAACTCTTGGTTCATATTTTCTTCCATCTAATCCGTTAATCATCTTTTGTAATTCATCACTTACCGATTCAGATATCTTCTTTCCAAGAATAACATTTAGAACATCTAACTCATTCTTAATACTTCTCCTTTTCACTCTCCTATCTTTTATCATTTTGTATGCCTTATAGCCTTGTGCTGCATTAAGGTTACAGAATTCTATGTAATGGTTTATGTCACAAAGTTCCTTATCAACTTCGCTTAACTGATTAATCAATTCTTCTTTTCTATGTAATGCTTCAGAAGCAAGTCCGTTTAATCCAGATATCTTATCTACCCAATATTGGATATTTTCTGCAACTGACACCGTTTCTGTATTCTCTTGCACTTCTGCATGTGTGATTTGTTTTACCAACTTTGGTGGCGTGTCGATTTTCTGAATATGAAAGACCGATTTCAATGCCTTTGGTAAATTATTTTGATACACAGAATTAGCTTCTTTGTTTCCAAATACATCAGCAAGTGCTTCATTAGATGTTGGGACGTATTTATTATTTCTGTCACGCATAACCCAGCGAGTTCCATCAGTAATAACATATTGAGCCAATACATTCATCTCCCTTCTACTATTATTTTGTAATGGATCATATAGGACTCGAACCTACGACTTACCGGGTATGAGCCGGTTGCTCTGACCAACTGAGCTAATGATCCATAACCAATGTCAAGACTGACGGGTATTGACATTGGATACATCCGTAAGTGGACAAAGCTTTACAAGAATTAATGTGACCTGTAATCCACAACTAGCCGACCGCTAGGCTTGCCAACAAAATTTAAATCAAGAAACGAACTGTTGGCTATGTAACTCTTTAGTGAGTTATTCTCCATAAGAACTTACGCAGCTTACAGTCTGCGCTTACAGATTTTAAATCTGCGTTCTGAAACATACCGGGTGGAATGTTACATAGCAGGGCATACCAGATTCGAACTGGTGATTTTTGCAGTCAAAGTGCAATGCCTTCTCCGCTTGGCGAATGCCCTATAGGTTATTCTCAATATTCAATTGTAAAAAATTGGATTTTTAAAGCAGAAATACTCGAACTACTTGACTTTCAAAGAAAATCTATGTATTATAATTTAACGTAGAACTTTTGTTCTGCCTTACGATAGCTTATGCTGTTGTATGTATTGGTTGGATAGAGTTGAGCATTTGGTGTTCCAGCACCGCTTAACTCTATCTTTTTTGTTTTACAAGAACAATATTAGAACGTATGTTTGTTTTTGTCAACTGTTTTTTCGAACGTGTGTTTGTTTTTTGTTCTGTAAATATATTTATCACATTTTCAGTCCGATAAAATGGACATTTATTCTCTAAGCTTAAGTGGAAAATTTATATTGTGTATCATTAACTCCTGAATTCCTTCTAAACACAATCTTCCGAAAATTTCATTGTCTTGATAATCAACTGTAGACGCATTATTTATCATATTCTTTCCTTCATCAATACTGATTTGTCTTGGTTTTGTATGAATAAATGTAAGTCCATTAAATGAATCAATCCAAATTTTTCCGGGAGCTTCATCAATAATTTTTTTTGCCATTTCTTTGCTTACATACATTACACAGTTACCTCCTCTAGTCTATATTCTGTTCCAAAAAATAAAGAATTGAAACAAACTTTATCAATTAATTTTTTCTCTTTTTCATCTGTAACAGATCCTAGTTTATTAATTACTTCTTCTTTGGAAATAGTAATTAACTGTTCACCAAGTAGCATAGAATATTCTGTCAATCCATTTTTATCATCTGCATTAATGCAACCGTGGACTGGCATATTCAATTTCTTTATTTTTGAAGTCAAAGGCATCACCGTGATTATTGTCGCATATTTTGTCCCAATAGGATTGCTAACAATTACATATGGACGTTCTTTTGTTTGGACTGATCCACCTTCATATTTTACATTTGCCTTAATTATATCGTATCTTTGTAAATCCATATGTATCCTCCTCTCTTCTATTTATGTAATGGATTACCTTTGATACTATGCATTATATACCCGTAAATGATATATGTCAAGATATATTATTGTAAAATATAATATTTTATGATAATCTATTTACAAAATATATAGGAGGTAAAATATGTTACAGCTAGACATAAAATCCATTCTTATAAATAAAAATAAAACACAATATTGGCTTGCAAAAGAAACTGGTATAGCACCGAACGCAATAAATAAAATATATAATTGCGAGACAACCAACATACGATTTGACACGCTCGAAAAGATTTGCATTGCGTTAGAATGTTCTCCTAATGAACTTTTCAAGTCGTCAAATATCAGGATGCAATCTCTTATCCAAAAAAATTAAATGAATATTTCATTTAAGCTAACCATAGAAATTGGTATTTCCAATGGTTGATATTGTGGATTTTTAATTAATCCAAATTCATTTCTATTAGCTATTTTAATGGTATAATTGGGTTCAACTATATCGTTGCTGAACCCAATTATTATGCCTACACCGTAATTCTTTTCGTATTTTTGCAGCGTCTCTATCATTTCTCTTGTGCTTATTACTTTCATTACATATTCTCCAAAACTGCTTTCATTCCCACAGCTCCGTTTGCATAGTTATTAACTGTTGTATTCACACTACTATGCCCCAACTGCTGCTGAACAAATGCAAGATTTCCATTCTGATTCATTACACTAGCATAATAATGTCTCATCATATGTGGAGTAATACCATTTCCATAATTCTCAAATATCTGTTTGATATTTCTCTCTGTTGTACGTGTACCATTTTTATTTACGAACACAGCTTCCGTATCTACAATATTATCTAAGGTGCTTCTGTATTCTAGCCATTCTCTTAATGCTTTTAAAGCAGATCTAGTAAGATATACAGGTCTTTTTTCAGTTTCTCTTTGATATCCTTTTGGTAAAACCATAATATGTGACATATCATCAAGATCAATATATTCATTATTTTCATCTAAATGCAAGTCTGATAAATCCAAACCAGCAAGTTCAGACTCTCTTATTCCAGTTCCTCTTAATACACGAAAGATAGCAATATTTCTATTCCTTACACATTCATCCTTTTTCCACATTATTTTTTCTTCCATATCATTAAGCTGATTTTCTGTTGGAAGTTTTTGTGTTAAGTTGTTTTTAGAAGATATCCCTTTATATTTTATTTGTTTACTAAAATCTTCCATACTGTTATAGAGTTCTCTCAATAAACATTCTCTATATGAATATACATTTTTTATAAAACTTTTTATAATATTTTTTCTTGTCTCCGTTGTGGTTGGAGACATTCCATTTGTTTCCTTATATCTAAGGTATGAACTAATATTTTGTGGTCGCAAGTCACTAAAATCAGAAACTTCTATTTCAGAAATTGATTTCTTATTAATGATATTACTTTCAATCAACCACTGTAAAAAATCTTTAATTGCCACTAAATAATTTAACGCTCCGTTCTTGCTTTCCAACTCATTCAAGTAATCTCTTAAAAACTGTGGTGCATTTAACTCATCCAACTTCCTATCAAGCTTTTCAGCATTTTTGTTTTGTACTTTTATCTTATAACACATAACCTCAACCTCACTTTCTACTTATTTATTCTCGTATTATAGTATTGACTTCTTATAGTTTTCGCTTTGTCGTATGCACTTAATAAATCATCACACCATCTCACTTCTAAGTTCTTTGTCACTTGACCATTGCAACCATTGTTAAAACATGACAAATCTTTTATATGACCTTTTTCTCTTGTGTGACAGCCACGTTGTATACCAGATCCAAGTTGATTTATTTTCATGCAATTCAAACAAATAAATTGACTACTGCGTTTTGGATTTCCATAATTCATATTCATCACCTCATTTTCTGCAATAAAAAAGAAGCAGATTATTTTCTGCTTCTAATAAAACTCCCAGTTCCTCATCACTGCATTCATACTTTGGTATGGACACCATGCATCACTATCTATATCATAAATATAAATCATACTGTTATACGTTCTTATTTTAACATGGTATATAATACCAGTTTTAAATCCCATCGAACTTATTCCGATAAATTTTGCTTTCATTCCTAGAATCTCCTAAATATCTTTTTTAATTTTCTTAATAATACAATGGTCTTCACACAGTTCGTCCTCTTCCTCTGTTAACGGTCGTCCTAAAATGCAACAATATCAAAAATCATATGCATCACAATTGAACTGATTCCCATCATATGTGTTTCCAGTACATTTCGTTTCTAGTTCAGTCTCATGCTTCTTCATGCAGTCACCTCGACAATTTTTATTTCAGATTCGGTATGTTTGCTATTATTAACATAATTACCGTTTTTTGTTTATTTTAATTAACATTCAATGAAAGCAATTTTTCATTTGATTAATGTATCTACATCAATATTTGTTTTAAAAATAACAAACGATCCTGACTTCATTAATTCATCCGTTTTCTTAGTAGCTTCTCTCCAATCTAATCCTTCATAATCTCTTTTTGAAATTTCGATAAAATCAGTTTCGTAAATTTTCTTATGAGTCTTTTTTATATCAACACATCCACTACTATTCAGTTCAGGTCTTCGTATTTTTACAACATACATATCATATTTTGTGTCGATTATAAGCACACTTGCCATTTCACAGATTCTTTTATCTGGCAATCTACTTATAAGTTTTGTTCTAATATCTCCAATATCCTCTTTATATAAATGTGGCTCATAAACACAATCTACAAAGCTTCCAAGTACCTTCATATTATTACCTCCAAATTTCCATAAGAAATCGTCATTTCATCTTTGTCAAACAATCTGGACAAGTATTTCCATATTCTTTTGTCCATCTCCAATCACTTGTAGCATTTTTTAACCATTTAACACTTTTACTGTTATGATAGTCTCTGTTTATAATATCTCCACAACAACCACAAGCCACTTCCATATATATAATAGCTTTTTTCATTTATATTACCTCTTTCAATCTTCCGAGTAAATCATTCTTTACTTCGATTAACGCATTAATTCTGCTTTGTAACTCATATTTATTATCTGAATGACCTATCCAAACTTCCCCCACTTGTGGATTTTTTGGTTCACATGATTGAGTATACGATGAATTAATAAGAATAAGTTCACTCTCACATCTCTTGATTTCTGTATCAAGCTCATCAATATATTCTCTTATTTTTTCTCTCATATCTGGTTGATTTTCATACTGATATAGCTTTTGTAGTGGTTCTTGCATTGCATGATTGGCTTCTACACTTGCTTCGCCATACATATATAATTGCTGTGCAGGTGAATTTGGTAAATTATAATTCACTTTCTGTACCAGCTTATCCATAATATCCTCCCTTTATATAATAAATTATTATGTATCTCAATATCCTTATTCCCACATATTTTATTCTATAAATAAACAAGCACTTATTTAACTAAATATTATTTCACATAAAATTACTATATTCTAATATCGTTTTATTGTTCTGCTTTATCTAAAATATAGCGACAAAATCTATAAAAATATACAGAAAGTCTTATATCATAAACTTCGGATATTGGTTTTTTATCTATTTTCTTTTGTCTCTTTTTTCGTTTTTTCTTATTTCGATCACATGCAACAAGTTCTTCTTTTCTGTATATGAGTCTTGCAAACCCCATATTAGCTAATTTACAAAATATGTTTTCCATTAATTGATAAGTAATATTAAATTTACATTGATGTATATAATATTCTTTAAATTTTTTCCAACTATTTATTTTTAAAAATGGATCATGTTTATCTAACCATTTTTTATAGTCAATTAGAAAACATATTTCTCTATACGATAAAGTATTTAATATATCTAGATATTCTTCAAATACACTGTTCTCAATACGTTCATCCATTAAATATCCATTTTTCATGAGATTGCCAAAAAATTTTACTTTATCGTTAGTTGCAAGTCTTCTTACTGCTTCCAATGTTTTATTAAAATTAACAATGAACTCTACATCATTTACCATTTCTGTTGTAATATTATTTGTATCTGAAAAAATTATATCTATCAGTTCTTGTTGCTTCTTTTCTTGAAATTCGTTTAATAAAACTTCTGTTGTAGAATCAATCATATCGCCTATGACTGGGATTGATTTTAACGATGATAGAAGAACTGATTGTACAATTGGATTGCCTTTTATATCTCTCAATTCGTTTACATTTTTCAAATCATTTTTGATGTCATCTATTTTATCCATAATATTTAATCTCCAAATACATTACATACTATTCCAAAATAAAGTTAAATTTCTTTGCCTTTTACTCACAAAAATTTTTAGTCCATAAGATACTCCCGTCATTGTTGCAGGTTAATTCAATCCCATATTTTGTTTTAAACCATATGTCAAGCCATTCAAGGAAGTCTTTTGTAACATTAATAATGTAGCTACTAACACAATTCATATTTGGCAATGCAATTTCCATATGTGGAATACGTGAATATTCTGTTTCCCCCTCATACTCATATCTGAATGGACAACCCTTAACCGCTAATTCGTTATTCAATTCTATTACCATTTCTCTTGTTATCTTCATACTATTACCTCCATTCTTAAACCCATAGTAAACTTAAAGTTATTGGGGGTTTATATCTGATATTCAGATGCGCACTTGTCACATACACTAAGATTATCTTCTTCAATATAGTTGCCACATAACTTACAATGATGTGTTTTATGTTTATTCTGTTCTATTTGAAGTAGTATATCTTTTTCTCTTTCTGCTTCGTCTAAATCAATACCGAAAAATTCAGCAAGCAATTTTTCTTTGTTAATATAATCTCCATTTCCCATAACATCAGCAAATGGGTTTTCCCTCTTTTGCTTTCTGTCGAATACGGTATATTTACCTAAAAACCAATTCAAAAATTCTCCGCATAATTGTGACTGTTCTTGAATTTCTACCATTCTATCCAGTGTTGGTGTTTTTGACTTTTTCATAAAATATCATCCTTCCATAGTAAACTTAGATTTCCTCTGTTATTCACATGCTATCAAACAAATCCTTAAACATAGAATCTATTTCACGCTTATATTTCCTGTCGGTTCTGCTCATAGATGCATGTTTAAGTTGACTTTTTTGAATCTGTTTTTCTTTTGTGTATATCATTTTTTCAATTGCTTCGGCAGCTTCAAAAATTTCATCATTTTCACCATCTGGCATCATACTTGATAATTCTTTATAAGCTACTTTTAATGCTTCTAATTGAGTCATATAATACTTTTCCTTTCCATTCGTAAGTAAACTTATGGTTCATTTACTTTTTTCAACTGCATCACTAACTCTAACTCTGCAATTTCCGTTTTCAGTTTCTTCATGTATAATAATGTGTTAATGGCATTGTCTTCATAATTTGATTGTTCAATGTTTTTCATATCAATTCTGAAATATTCCTGCTGATTTTCCAAATCTTGCTTTTTAGCAGCTAATCGCTGTTCCAATACATCATTCATATTATCCGCTCCTTCCTTCCGCATGAAAACTTGGTTTCATTAAGCATTTCTCCAATTAAATAATTTACGAATATCTTTTTCTACTCTTCTAGCGTGTTTATCATCAATTTTCTCAAGATCAATCAGATCTGTCGCAAGATAATTTCTTAAAGAATCTCTCATAATTAAATTTGCGATTTTAAAATCTAGTGAAAATCTTTTGTCCATAAAAAATTCAATCCAAAAAGACATGTGCGTTCCTCCCAAAAAATATATTAATTTAATGCATCTAAATTTCTCTTGTAATTATTCTCCACTCTGTTCCAAAATTCTTTCAAAAAATTTTCAGCATCAACTTTCGCCTCGTCAATATTGGACGATTTCATTTTCACTTTTAATCCTGTAGCTGCGTCTGTCAACTGAAAATCTTTATATCTTAAAATTGCTACGTTTTCACTTATTCCATCAATAAATAATGCTGTATTTTCCTCATAATCTTTCCATTTAAACATATAAATCTCACTCCAATCTTCCCATGAAACTATTATTTCTTATGCGCCAAATACTTTCTGATTAAAACCAAATAAACTAATCAATCTATCATGGCAAAGATTAATGGTTAATCTGCATCCACATTTTGTAAAATGCCTTATAATTATACAAAATGGTTTGTTACCAGTTGTATCACCAATCTGAATATACCAATCATGATTACCAATATGTTTCAACTTTTTAAACTTCATAATCTACCTCCAACATTTTCTCTTTCATACTATATCATCCAACAACTCAATCGCTTCATCAAGTTTTTCACTCGCTTCTTCCATACTATCAATTGCATCTTCAGAACACATTCCTCTATAACTGCTTTGTAATCCTTCTGGCATATTGTCAAATGCATCCTGTTCTTCACTTAATATAGAAGATAGTTCACCTGAAACTTTCTTCAAATTGGTTTTAATCAAATCAATTTGAGTTTTGAGTTGCCTTATCTTTTCTCTTCTCTGTTTATTCATTACCTATCACCCCATAATGCATGGACTACATCATAATCACTTGGCATACATGTGCATGTCAAAGCTCCAAAATTCAACTTATTAAATTCTTCTTTTGTAATTTCAATTCCCATATCGCCATCAACAGTAGTATTGTAATCAAGCTTTCCTTGACATTCTGGACGGAAATACCACACTCTATAGAATTCTTTACCAGTTTTACTGTTTTTACCGCTAAACAAACAGGTAATTGTTCTGCCTGAACTAATTTCAGTTGTAACAGTTTTTCCAAAATATGGATTGTATTGACTATATACATTTTTTCCATATTTTAGATTTTCCTGTTTATCATGTTCACTCATTGCAAATAACTGTTGTGTACCTCTTCCATAAGAAATATCATATACTCTACTACTGTTTACACCAACTGTAGAATATAATTTAACTCCATTTCTATCAGTTGTTTCAACTCTCTTCACTCGTTCATCATTGATATAATCATTACACAATCTATCCATATAATGAACATTTCCATCTTTATCAACTGTACGGGTTTTCTTCTTCATATCATAATTATCATAAGCTGCCTTTGCAGCACTTCCTGCATAAATTCCTAAGAATGTTAATAATCCTCCGAACATATTCATCAACCACCTTTCTCCTTTATATTATTTTCTCCAGTTTTCCATTTCATCAACTGACTTCTTATTTAAGTTGTTATACATATCTTGTCTCTTACTAGATTCTTCCTTTTGACTAAGATAATAAGGAATACCAAATACAATAATAAATGCAATTAAATATGCCATAATAATTACCTCCGTTTTTCTTTTATTATATCATGTTCTGTGCTCGACAAATAGAACTGAATGTGCTTTTCATTGTAATTTTTCAAATGTGACACATTCTTTTTCTTTATACTCAATAAGATATAACATTTTATTATATTTAATAATCTGATACCTCATAAAATATTTTGTTTCTGCGTCACAATATGCTTTTGAAGCGATGACTTTTCCATTATTCAAAACCTCTTCTAATAACGGTTCTTTGTCTATTTCATCTAACATATTAGAAATACCACTTTTGTTATTTCCCCAATAATTAAAAATACTTGCATTTGAGTGGTTTTCTAAAATATCAGATACCATTTCTTTTACTTCTGTTTCTAATTTTGCAATTTTATCTACCACAATACCATCTAAACCAGAAATTTTATCTAGCTCCCGATTTATTCTCATAATTCCTGCCGTTACTTTGCTCATACTACATCTCCTATCTTGAAATTTCCGTTTCATTGGATCATTTCCCTTTGTATTTTAATGGATATTTTGATAAATCCAAATATTCTGGGCAGTAAATACATGGTACATATTCTCTAAAATCATCATAATACCATGCTTTCCACAAAGTTGTACCTTTCTTTGCTAATTCCCTTGTTGCTTCCTGAAACGAATCTGCTAAATCCATATGATACACTTCCATATTTTCTCTTGTACGTTCCAAAATCTTTTTTGGTACTCGTTTTATAAAATCATTCTCATCAAATACTGTTTGACTCATATTATTTCCTCACTTTCTATTCAAATAATTTATCAGCTATAAATAGCCGATTCGTTAGATTTCCGTTTCGTGTTAATCAAGTATGAATCGGTTTTCTTTTACGTTACTTACTCTATAAATTCCATTTATCTCTTGCAAAGAATAATAAGTAGTATTATTTCTTATATACCTATTGGTGATTTTACAAGTAACTAATCTGCCTTATTTTTCTGTTACATAAACAGATATTTTTACTGTATCACCTATTTTATAATCCATTCCAATCGCTCCTATCTAAATCACAATTCCAATACTTACTCATAGTCTCTACATATATCCATTACTGTATCTATCACATTTAGTTTAGAATCAATTCCATAACCACTCATTAAGTCAAAAGAACTGTTATCTTTGATATAAACTAAATCGCAATAATGATGCCATCCATCTTCTTCGTCATAAGCAAAAGTAATTTCAAGATTTATACCATCAACTATTTTGCATTGCCAAGGTCGTTCATCAAAGCTTTCGGGTTTATTACCTTCTCCATTCCATAAAGTAGGATTCATATCATTAAAAAAATCATTTACAATTCTCGTGGCTTTTTCTCTTGTCATATTCTAATCCTCCATTCTGTCAAGAAATCATCGTTTCATTGTTTCAATTTTTATTAATGGTTTTATTCTTTTTCTGCCAATATTTTTCCCTTGTCGATTAAGCAACAGCAAAGTTTTATTATATGTTTCAACATCTATAATCGGCTCAAAATTTCCCTTATAAGTTTCACCACAAAAAGTATTGTATCCACAATATTGTGTTCTTGTAAGAATTTTTTGAATGCTATAAGCTGTTGGAATTTTACCTCTCTTTCCTTTGAATCCTCGTTCTTTTGCTTCTTTCGCAACTTCTGATAAATTTTTTCTTAATAAATACTCAGAAAAACAAAAACGCACATATTCTGCTTCTTTTTTATTGATTTTAAACGAATCTTTTCCATCTAAATCATATCCTAATATTTCAGAACAAGTACGTTTTCCTTGTGTAGCTCTCTCTAACATAGCCGCACTGACTCTTTCACTTGTCAGTTCTCTTTCTAACTGTGCGAATACACCAACAACCCCAATCATTGCTCTTCCCATTGGCGTTGAAGTATCAAATGATTCTGTATATGATATCATAGATACGTTCCATTTCTGGAATTTTTCCATTGTTGAATATAAATCAGATACACTTCTTGTAAATCTACTAAGTGCCCAAAATAAAACCAAATCGAATTTACCATTTTTTGCATCATTTAGAAGTCTATTTATATCAGGTCTATGCTCAATATCTTTTCCAGAAATCCCTTTATCTGCATATAAATCATATACATTATATTTCCGTTCCTCACACCATTTCCTAAGTGTTTTTTCTTGTGCGTCTAAAGAATATCCATCACGAGCTTGATCAAGTGTACTTACACGTATATATATTGCCACTTGTTTTTTATTCTCCACATATAACACCTCTCATTCCATTTCTATTCCAAATTCAAGGCAAGCAGCGCATCCCATTTTATCAGGATATATACCATCATTATCCGCAACAATTTCCCATCCATATTCAAAAGATACTATGTTGTCATATACTGCTTGTGGATTATCTTCATTACCATCCCAATCCGTAGCTGGATTATCTCCATTTTTTAATGCTTGTATATCATCCATTAGTCTTCCAGATGTTCCGTATTCATAACCACTATGTAAATAATCTACAATTCCATTATTATTAAATACAACTAATGTTAATCCACCACCATTATCCTCAATAACTTCATATTTTCTCATAAAATTTACCTCCATTCTTCACAGTAAATCCTCATTTCATTCTGGTATTAAGCTCGTTATTTGTTCAAAACACATCTCAAAAAATGTTTTGGATTCATCATTTGTAAATTCCTTTTCCATCCAATGTTTATTTCCATTGTTATCAATGTAGTAAAGTTCATATTTTTCTTCGTCTTGACACATATGGAATCCATCAGAATCAAATACTACACATGCACCAAAACAATCCGACAAATAATTTTCTCCATCCAAATTTATTGCATTTTTAATATATTTTTTGGGTACGTTGTCCGCTACGCACCAAAAAATTATAGAATCTCCAAAATTGTCAAAATGTTCTATTTCTTTACATGTAATCATAATTATTCCTCCATTCTTCCAAAAGAAACTCTTGTTTCTTTACCTAGTTTCTTTCATATTTATAATAGCTTCCGAACCATACAAGTTTTGGGTTCATAATCGTACCAACATTTTCTTTAACCTGACCACTATCGTTAAATCCTTTCTCGGTCATTTGTTCTGCATGTTTATTCCGTTCCTCTTTCGAATCATAATGGTATTGTTCTATCACTTCTGTATAAGAAGTATGAACTCCATTTTCATATGAATGTTTCTTCATGATACTTTCTTTTACAATCTGCATATTCATCACTCCATTTCTACACGACTTCATCGACTTCAACTACATCAGGATTATCACTAAACCATGAATCATTCTCTGCAATTTCTTTTAACTCAATAAAATCTCTTTCAGAATCAAAGCAATCGTTGTGTTTCAAATAAGCTGCTTTCACCTTTTCTCTTGCGTCTTCATATGATTCTGCCTTTACAATTCCAACAGCCAATTCTTCAATTCTGTAAGCATATAAATTTGTAATATCTAGCATAATCATCACCTCTCTTCAATCTCAACACCATTGTCTTCTGTATATGTTCCAAGATTCATTGTATCTGCATTTATATGTCCGTAAGTATATCCGTTATCATTTGACAGATAAATCGGACAGTCACCAGCATTATCATAGTCTCTTAATTCAATTAACTTCTCTATCATCTGATTAACTGTCATTGTTTCATCGCACTGTTCAGGAGCATATCCGCTACGTGTTCCATCAATAAACAAACCTCTGAATCCTTTAACTGTTACAACATCGAATCCAAATACACAGTATTCATACTCATCGAATAAATAATCACAGATATCTTCCTCTTCTGTGTTTTCTGGAATCGTTACTTCCGTTGGAAGTTCATTTAACACTTCCTTATCTCCATCTGTGTCCCATTTAATATTTATTGCCTTTAACATAATCATCAACCGTCCTTTCTAATCTACTGAAATAACATGTTTTTTACCCGTTGCGTTACACTTTGGACATGTTTCAATTCCATTTATATAATTTTCTGCTAACCATGCTGCGCCGCATTTTTTACATCTCATCTTCGTTGACCAACCACCATTCTTTTCGCTATCAATAGTTCCATAATCAACAAAGCCTACGATTGCATCACAATCAATTACTCTAATTTCCATCGAATCAACTCCTTTGAAATTGCTATTTCTTTCTTTACATTGTTATTTCGTGAATTTTATCCCAATCAATCTGTTTGAATAACTCACTTCTAAACTCTTCCAACTCATCTGCCTTTTCACACTGTTCACAATAATCATCCACATCATCAAAGTAGTCATCTTCTGTTTCCATATACCAATCTTCCCAATCCTGAGAATCTTCATCCCATCTCTGAACTCCACCGCAATTACAATAATCAGGCTTAATTCTATTCTGTAACTGAAATGCATCATATGCAGCCAATAAATCCATTACCTTTCTGCCTTCTTCAACTGTTTCTACAGGAATATAAAATGCTCCACTATTTGCCCCTACCTGTGGAATCCACCATACTCTTAATTTACTCATATCACTCAACCTCGCTTCCTATAACACTTTAATCAAATTCTTACTAACCCATCGTTTAGCACCTTGTAATGAACCTGCCACATACAAATAATCATCTCCGCTTGCCTTATTTGTAATTCCATAAGCACATTCGCCAATTTTATCAATCCATACGAACTGACCATCTTCAGTTAATTTGCAAGCCCATTGCGTAGGTTCTCCATTGTCGTTATCACAATCATGTACTATATTCCATTTCATTTCCATCACTCCAATCTATTTAAATAATGTATGCTTTCCATCTGCATCACGTTTCCATTCATAACCGGCAAATTCAAGTGCTTTTAAAGCTCCGTTATAATAACTCATATCCTGTGGTCTTGCGTCTTCCATATTTGCAATTATCCACCGTTCATCTAACCATTCTTCTGTCTGTTGCTTAATCTCTTTTTGTGTTCTCTTCATATCAATCACCCTCCAATCTCTTCTGCAATTTCTTTTCGTGTTCCTCTAATTGAACAACCTTCAGTATCATGCTTTCTCAAAATATCCCAAATTACATTTTCTTCATCTTCTGTAAGACAAAATCCTCCCCAATAACCAAAGTCATTTTTGCCATGCTCGATTACAATTCCTGAAATTCTACACATACTCATGCCTCCTTGTAATCTTCAAGCAATTCATTCAAGTTGCCTTTTCTCCACCGATGAAGTTTTCCGTCACCAGTGTAATTTCTAACAACTCCAACCTTACGACCTGCAACTTTCTGATCGTGCTGTATATACTGACGAACAGAATTGTGATAATGTCCGTCACTATGTACCTCAATGTATTTTCGTTTATTTCTCTTGTTCTGATAGATTTTAATCATTCTCATACCTCCACAATCTCAATACAGAAATCATCAGGATCATATTCACTACCTTCAATGTCCCAGTCATTCATGTATTCTTCTTTTGCGTTATAGGCTTCTTCTTCTGCTTCACCATAGGAATTAAATAATCCCCATTCAAAATCTCCACTGTCTCTTAACTGACCACCATCATAACTGATAATATATTTGAACATCTTGATCACTCTCCTTTGAAATTTTTCAAATAATCAGCTTTCATTTTTCTATATTCTGTTTCAATTTCGTCTAATCTTTTCTGTTCTTCATCACACTCTTCTTGTGATTCAAATACATCATAGTAATGTGTATCTCCACCCCAACGACATCGCACAATTTTATCTTTTTCTTCAGCCGTTAATTGATATACTCTGTACATTTTTCATCACTCTCCATTCAGATTAGGACATAAACCAAGTCCACCATCAATTTCAGGTACTCTTCTATAAGCATTTCTGTGAATACAATCTGCCTTATCACATTCTGGGCAATAGCATTTCTCGTACTCTTTATAGCTCATTTTGTAATTAGTTTCTTTGAATCTCTCTTCTGTCATCATATTAATTCCATCCCCTTCATAAAATTTTCACGTCTGTTTTCTTCAATCTGTTCTACTTTATTCTGTAAACCCATATACATTTTTGCATATTCCTTTGATTCTGATTTCTTTTCGCTAAAGCTCCCACTAATCGGAACGTGTGGAAGATCTTCTCTATGTGCATACCATAAACCAGATTTTGTATCTTTTGAAACTACATACTTTTCCATCTATGTTATCTCCTTATCTTCCATATTAAATTGCCTCTTGTAATTTCATTGCTAATATTTCTACATTTGATACTTTGTAATACTTACTTCTTGCACCTTTCCTAAAAAATCCATAAGTTTTATAGTTATTAACTTCATCCACAACTTTGATTTTTCCTTCAATTCCATAATATGTTATAAATTTTCCTGTAAGCTTTTCGCAGATTTCTTTCGCTTCTCTTTCTATTTTTTCTTTGTCTAAGACAGCATTATATTGTATACGGCAACCTATGTTTTCATATTCCATAGACTCAACGAGTGGAATAATTTCATTTAACAAAGTCATATTCTTTTCTACACTTCTATTCGTGTTAAACTCAAGTTTGAAATAGTCCATATAATCTTTCCCATTCCATCCTTTATTACTCCAAAAATATAAATCCCAATCACTATCATATGAAACATTTTCTGATGCTTGGAATATGGAATATTTGTTTAAAAAGATTTTCAAAATATTTTCCATTGGTTTTGAAAAATCTTTTGCAACCTCTTCGCAGTGTCTACTCCATTGCTCACTTGTCATGGATTCTGCAATCTGTCTATTCTTTTCCTTCTGCTCTTCTGAATAATGCTTATCAAAATGAATAGAATGTATTGAGATTTTTCCGTAACCTTTTTCTATTAGTAAATTTTCATTTGCATTTATATAATGATAATCATGTTCTATATACATATTGCTCAACCTCACTTTCTTGCACCAAATCTCTTTTCCATAATATGATTTACACTATCTTGTGCATGCATTTTCGTGGTTCAAGCTTCCAAAATAATTCCGTGTAATCATTTCGCATTCTCCTTTCCAACAAATAAGACAGACACATATGTTTGCGTCTGCCTTATTATTCTCTGTATTATGCCTCTTTGACTTCTAAAATCTCATATTCAACATCACCATTGTCAAGTCCGTAAATTCGCTTACATTCTTCAACAGATGACACTGTACGACTTTGTGTTCTCCATTCCCAATTACTCATTGCATCTTTATATTTGAATGTTATATTAAACATCTGCATTTTCCTCCTTTGGTGTAATAAGCTTTGTGATTCTATCCTTATGGAAATTGCAAAATGCCTCAATGCTACCATCTCCATATACCCAGAACCACTGTTCTTCATAATCCCAAAAGATCATTACTTCGTGTCCATATGTTACATTACTAAACACATAATTGTTTCTTTTTCCATCTGTTGACTTAAAACAATCATTCACACTACTTTCGGATGCTCCATTATTTCTTGCTTTAAGATATAAATATCTTCTAAGATTTTCTAAATCTCTTTCTGTCTGTACATCAAAAATTTCTACAGTATCATCATATGAAAAATTATCATTGATTTCACTTTGAGATGTATTATCTTTTGTCAGTCTCTTTAACTCTTTACTAATTGCAAAAAGTGCTGATTCCTCATATTTCTTGCACTCTTCTTCGCTTCTAAATACAGTTCCATCCTCTGCAACGTACTCTGTTCTTACTACTACTTCTCTTGTTTCCTTTACTTCGTTTTCTCTCATAATTTTAATCTCCTTTTATTATACTATATATTGTGTTCGTTCGTTTTATTTACTACTATATCTCGTAATTATTCTACCAAGAAATTACAATTTCCTTTGATTAAATATTCTCTAATTCTTCATTCAAGTCTGCAATTTTCTCTTTGATTTCGTCAATGTCTGGCTGATAACTGTCAATAATTTCTGCCCTCTCTTCTGTTGTCAGATCTTCATCATCAAGTTCATCCTCTAAATCGCTTTGTATATCAGCAAGTTCATCTTCTGCCTCCTTGATTTCTTTTCTAATTTGTTCTTCACTTCTAATTCCAAGCCATTCATACACCTGTTCAGAATCGAACCATAACAAATCATTGAGCTGCGTTTCTGTCATTCCATCAGGATATAAATCTTCCAGAATATTTTCTAACTCTTCGCATTTGCCTTCTCTCTGTATTCTGTCAAGTGTATCTACCGCACCACTCCATGCGTTAAAACTGTTTAAATCTAAATCATATGTAATTGTCATATTCTTCACTCCCTTCTAATAATTCAGACTTACAACTCGTCCATCATCAAGTTCGAGATAATCTTCATCCTCATTGACTAAATCCTCTCCAAACTTTTCATAATTGAAATATCTGTCTGCAATAGAATCTCCATTCTTAATATATCCAAGACTCCATGCTTCTTCGTATCCTAAGTCTGAGCTGTCTTGGAACACACTGCCAATAATTCCTCTGTCTCTGTAATCCAGATGATATTCGTCAAATATCTTCTCAATATCTGCATCATTTAATGAATATTTATCCTCCATATATTCGATTTCGCTTTCAATGATTTTCTGCTGAAATTCTTTTGCTTCTTCAGATTTGAGCTTATTATAGATATGTTGTACTGATTTTGCTAATGCAATTCCCTTATTATAGCGTTCATCTCCCTTTGTAATTCCATATCCTAAATCATTAATTGCTTTGTTGAACTGAACCAATTCGTTGTATTCTGCCCTAGTTAATACCGTTTCAATATCTTCATAAGCAGGAAATTCATGCCCACTATAACAAGCTCCGTTTAAGTTGACACTTCCAAAATAGTGATTACATTCAAATCGTGGATTCTTTGAATCAATGTATGCACAACAATCTCTATCATCCGAATCCTTTTCTCTAAATAAGAATAAATAACTCATAATCATACCTCCTACTGAATTTCGCTTAATTCTTCCATCTGTTCTGCTGTGAAAATTCTTGTCAAGTCTTTATATTCTTTGATTACTGCAATATAAATTCTCTCTGCTGTTCTACTGTCCTCGTCATATCCAAACTCTGAACAAAAATCTTCAAATGTGCCTACATCATATTTCTCTAAACAAGCCGATACATCATACTCACTTGGAACTGCTTCGGCTTTTAACTTCTTCAATTCTAGCTCTGTTTTCTTTTGCTCATTGTATGGAAAATCTGAATATCTACATTTTAATTTCTTTTCAACATATTCTTCTAAAGTCATCTGGGAAATTTCTGTATTATTTATGCTATCCCAAAATACATAACTCATTTTGCCTCTTGGCGTTGTGATTGTTACATCATACCAATTTCTTTTTTCTTTCTCTTTCCAGTTCTCATTCCGTGAAATACCACCATACACAATTTCACACTTTGCATTTGCCTTATTTAAGAAATTCTTTGCCTGTTCTAAATATTCGTTCATAATCGTACCTCACTTTCTTTTAATAAAATAGGCAGCTAGGTATTTATTCTCCTAACTGCCTTTGCGATTACTTTTTATTCTGTTCTTCCTTTTTCTTTCCTCTTTCTCTAATATGCTCACACATTTCATCTGAAACACCATGCTGTTTTAACTGTTTTGCAAAGCGTTCATAAAACGGCAAGTCTTTCCACCGTGGTTTATTTTTAGCCATTTCGATTCACTCCTTCCCAAGAAATCTTAGATTCATCAGTTCTTAAATTTCTGAACTTTTTTAATTTTTAAAGTGCTTAAAATATAGTTATCATATATATTTGCTTTTTTAAGAATTTCTCTTTTGGCTTCTTCTTTGTTTGATGCTTCTATTTCAAAAGTACCATGCCCGCCAAAATATCTTTCAATTTTTCCGATGTATTTGTTCATTTTTCCTCCAATCTTCTAAAGAAATGCGAATTTCTTATTACAAATCATAATCGTAATCTTCATAATCACAATTATCTTCTGCACAAAATTCAACCGAAATTCCTGCCCCAAAATTTGCAATCAAAAGCCCTCCACATTGTGGACACCGATTATTGCACTCTCTAATATCTTCTACAAATTCTTCATCTTTCCCAAGTTTAATATCTTTTCTTGTTTTCATTTCTCTTACCTCCAATTCATAAGCAACACACATTTTAATTTCAAATACTCATTGTTCCATCCAAATAATCATTTAAGCCTTCAAAATAATCTTCGTTTGGCTGTTCCTGATGAACAAATCCCTGTTCACACTGTTCTTCATAAGCTGCCTTCTGTGTCTCTTTATAAATAATTTCATCAACTCTATCCATTTTTCTGCCTCCAATTCTAATGAAACACGCATTTACTCCGAAATCTCTTTATATGCTTCCACTAAAGTGCAAGACAAACCCTGCATTATCTCTTCGCATATATCCACAATATTCTGAATATATGCATTCTCTTCTTCTGCTGTCAAATCTCTTTTCTCTTCTGCTTCTGTTTCACAAATCCAAGAGTCAAGAGTATTATCTGCAATCATTAAACCTCTAATAATATCAAAATTTGTTCTTGCCATTTTTATTTCTCCTTTCTAATGAAAACACGTATTTATTTGTTAATATTTTTCAATCATTTCTCCAACATGTCCGTCCTTAATTTCTCTTATATGAACTTTCCCATCATTTTCAGCTTTCGCTTTATCATATAATTCACTTAAAATTCTGCTTGCTGATAATTTCTCAACCTGTTCTCTATTTCCGTGGATTCCGTCTTTCATTTTGCTTACCTCCTTATGAAATATCCATTTACTCTGCGTTTTCTTCTACAAATCCAACTTCATAAAACGAATCAATGACAGAATCAAAAGCATCTTCATGAATTTGCACCACATGACCACATTTACATTTATATCTCCAACCTGTGAATGAATATGAATCTTCGCATTCACAAGAATCTGTTTTCATAGATTCTACAAGTTCTATTTCTCTTTTGCATTTTGGACACTGACCAAAAAGATGAAAACTCAAAACTTTATTTTCGGATGAAACTTCTTTTGTTTCATCCTGCAAATTTATTCCAATACTACCAATTCTTACCATTGTTCATTCTCCTTTTACCTTGAAATATCTGTTTTCAGCACCATTTTCCTAACTTGTACATAATATTTGAGATTCCCTTATAAAGAGAACTTCCATAATATACGTCAATATTATCTTCTGTAAATCCATTTTCTTCTTCTGTGAAAATATAATTGATTTGTTCGCACAAATTAGCAAGCTTTTCTCTCTGCTTGTCTGTTAGCTTATCTAACATACTATCACCTCAATCTTTTACAAATCTAAATCATCTTCGCTGCAAACTTCACCGCATTGTCCATCAGAAGCAAGAATTAACGCCTTGTAGTCATTGCCTCTAAACGGAGCTATTCCCTTGCCTTCCTCAATAACGTGTCCAATACATTCTCCATATGCACCGCCTGATGGCTGAAATATAATTTCCATATCTTCGTTGTATTCTTCCAACATTGCTTTTAATTTTCCAACTGTCATTATTATTCCTCCTCACTTTCTGTTACCTCTTTCAAGCTCTCTTCATCTACAATACAGTAACAACCGAGTGCATCTCCAACTCTGTCGTTATCAATTCCAAGTGAAGAAAGAATCTCATTGAATGTGCCTTCGTTATAGTCATATCTATAAATTTCAATATATTTCTGACCTTTGGTTACATAGTTATCTTCTGTTTTGTTTCTAAAGTAATCCAAAGCATTCTGTAAGCAATCAGCTTTTCGCTTTGTATCGTTCCAATAAGTGAAATACGTTCCATGATTCCACTGTTCATCCTCTGGCAGCGTTGGATCATAACCACTTACAACTGCATACTGTGTATCACTTTCGCTTTGTAATAATGCATATTTATCTTTCCGTAAAATCTCAATCCATTTCATTTTTGTTATACCTCCTTACTCTTCTATTCTCGCATTTCTCATTTTGCGTAATTCGGATAAAGCATCCTCAATATCACGTATCTGTGATTTAATTAATTCTAAGTCACACTCTGCCTTATCAATAATGTTCTCAATATCTTCCTCGCTATCATAGGAAACATTTGCAGCATCTGATAATCTTTCAAGTTCTGATTCCAGGTTATTTATTAATTCAATTTTTGCATTTTCGTATTCTTCTCTCGTCATATTATTTTGCACACTCCATTTCTTTTATAAGTCTTTCCCTTACCATTCTGTTTAAGTCCTTGTTGACTGTTATGATTTTATGTGAAGTTCGATTCATATAAATGAAATGACTTCCCTTGCACCGTGCAAATCTATAACCATTTCTATATAAAATTGGTTCAAATTCTCTTAACTGTTTTGTTCTTCTATATGTCATTAACACCAATCCTTTCCTTATTATAATGTGACCGTATAGCCGCTATCTCAGCTTCGTATTCATATGTTATATGTATTGGTTTGTTTTTTGATATTTTCTGTTACCGATGTTTCATTTTTCATCACTCGCTTTCTAATTGTTTATTCTCTGTTACATTGCTTTTGACTTTAATGTTTTCTTTGCAGTTTTGCGTTTCTTCTCTGTGAATGGACTTTCCATTTCATATCTAATAATTTCAGACAGATAATCAAATACTGCACACTGTTCCAAGTTCATAATATTTTCAACAAAAAACTCTGTACCAATGCATTTCTCTTTTAAGATATTCTCCATTTGCTCTGTTCTGCCTTCATAATACGCATATAGTGAATGCATCACTCTGATATACTTTGCAGTATATGCTTTCCCATTATATGTATCTGCATATCCGTTCCACTGTAAATCAGTAATTAGAGTAATGATTTTATCAAGCAATTCCGTTCCATTCTTACGAATTGACTTGATTCCGTCTTTAATTGGTGTAAAGATGCCTACCTGGTTTTCAATTGGATCTCCCTTTACAGCTACATTATGATTATTACAAACTTCTTTTAACTGAATATAATTTTCGTCTCCATACTCGATTGCAGCTCTGTAATAGTCAACCTGAGACATCTTACGTCTATCAATACCTTGACCAAGAAATAATTTAATTGCTTCCTTTTCTGAACATTCAATAATCTCACAAATAACGGATTCGATTTTCCCTTTAAAAGCCCCATAAATTCGATGCATACCATCTACACACCAAAGTTTTCCATTAAGATATAACAGCTTCGGTACTTCCCATTTATATTTGTTGTACTTTGTTCCGATTTCCGTTGCTGCAACTACATCACACATTCTTTGCCATGATGGAATATGTATATGTAAAGGATTGATATTGACAAGTATCTTGTCGCCAAACCGTGAATTTACTTTTGCATTTTCAACAATCTGCTTAATTGTGATTGTTTCAACCTTATCTGTAAATTCTTCCTTATTCCGTGCTTCCTGCATTTCTCTTTCAATTACTGATGGTTCTACTTTTCTTGAATAACACATAACTTTTACCTTTTTAACCTTTCTTGTTTTAATTTTTTACATAAAAATAACGGCTTGCTTTCGCTTGCCGTTTAGTTACTAAACTTCTTCAAATACACCAGATTTAACCATATCTGTTTTCCAACATTCAAAATCGGGATATTCTGTTTTGTCTGCTAAGTCTCTATAAACTTCATGCATCTGATTTTCTGTGAATGTTTTGCCTTTTAGTGGTTCTTCATAAGTGATATATTTCATTTTGTTTCACTTCCCTTCACAATATATTCATTTGCATCCTTACAGTTTTCCATTCCGTGACAACAACATCTGTCACCACAGTTTACGCAAAGGTTACGTTTTATTTCCCTTACCTGTTTTTCAGTCATACTTCCTCCCTCTCTAACATATATTCATAATATTCAGTTTCGCTTGCAAAGAGCATATATTTACCTTTTACAAGTCCTCTGTAGCCTTCTGGCGTGTTATAACCATTCATTCTGTCTCCTTTCTTTTATCTAAAGCATTGCAGATAATATTTCTGCAAAACTTTTATGTTCTTTGTTTCTTTTTTGTTTTCTCTTTGACGCAAGTTCTTCTGCATACTTCATGTTTGAATATGCGATTTCAGCTTCTGGGCGAGTGTCTATGATTTCAACTCCGTTGTAAGCACGGAACATAATTGCTTTTTGCATCATTCCATCGCCTCCCTTGCATCATGCAAAATCCGTGTGATTTCGCTTTCAGATGTTGCTGCTTTGATTTTGCTGATTGTGTTTTCGTTGTAACGTAATTCTTTTGCAATTCTGATTGCATCATATCTTGCTTTTTTCATTTACTTATTCTCCTTTTTTGTACACAAAAAAGACAACCTACAATTTGTAAGTTGCCTTTAATAATTTGATATGCTATTATAATAAGGTCTCTCATTCCTCCTCCCTCTTTATGGTCGAATGATCAGACGTGAGCCGTCAGAATGGCGGCTCTTTTTAGTTCTGGTAATATCCGATGATTTCATAGTCATCATCGTCAATTTGATTATATACCGGGAAATATCTTGCATTTTCCGCATGATAAGCTTCACCGTTCCATTCATTCTGAAGAAGTATTTCTCCGTTTTCAAGAAATACAGGTGGAAACTGTGACAAAATATAAGTAGGTTTATCCGGGAATTTCTCTTCAAACTCTTTCCGTGAGAGTTCGGATAATACATCCGTTTCGAGTTTCCTTGTTGGTGCATCGTCTAGTAAGTGTACATATCTTGCACCATTTTCTGTTTCCAATAATGTTATTTTCATGCTGATTCCTCCATTAATAAAGCAAAGCCAACTGTCTTGCCAACATAGCTTTACTCATGTTATGTGTTTTGATCCCATTTTTAGTTTTAATTTCTACCCGGACTGAATAGATCCGTGATGGTTGTTTTGCCTTTGCAACTTCATAATCACAATAGGCATTGTGGATTTGTTTTGCTTTTTCTGACATGGTTTGCCTCCTTAATTTTGGGTATAAAAATAGCACCTAGTAGTTTTGCCTACGTGGGTGCTTTGGGTTATGATTGTTTAGTTTGATTTACTTGCTCTTACATCCGCAAGTTGCTTTTGTAAAGCATCAATTTTCGCTTGGATTTCTCTTTCCTTTTGGTCTGATTCATTTACCCATTCCATTATATCCCCTGGTTGAACCTTTAGAAATGCACAAACTTTATCTATCATTTCCGTATTCATAGTTTTATTTTGCGAAAATTTTGTTGGTGTGTTTACAGAAATGCCTGCTTCGCATAAGTCTTTCCATTGCATATTACGTTCTTTTAAAATATTCGACAATTTATAATAAACTATCAATTTACTTCACCTCCATTTTATACGCCTCCATTCTATCACAAAATCTTGTGATTAGCAATACACTCTTCTAAAATCATGTAATGGATTTTTCGTGCATTCATAGTCAGTTACTTGACCACAGAATTTCCCTAAACGCACGCCACTAGATCCGCATTTCCGTTTTCGATCGTGTGCTATCATTTGCTTATAATTCAAACGCTTTGAATCGTCTTTGAATTGCTGCGTATAGTCATACATTACCTTTGTATATTCATTACGCATTTCAGTTTTGAGAAATTTCTTTCTACCTGGAATATGAATAAGCACAGTAATTTTGCCTTTTCTCATTCTAAAATCAGAGCAGAAAATCTCTACTCCGTTTTCACTACGCAAGACAATTGTATTGATCGGAAATTGCTTTCCGTGGTAAAGTTCATTTCCAAGTGTTCGTCTAATTTTCATTTTCATTTGCGTTCACTCTCCTTTTATTAAAATGTACACTATTAAAAGGCAGAACCGAAATTCTGCCTTTCGTACTATACATTTTGTTTTGTATTATGCGAAATAATGCTTAATTACAATGTTGCTGATAGTGCTTGCAAGTCCGCTATAATCATAAGTAATTTCACCTGTTTTGCGGTTCTTTTTTGCCTTTACAAGCGTGTTAATCTGACGCTTTTTAAATGATACAGTTCCCTTTTCATCGTCTACATCAAACTTGTTAGAAAATCCTTTGATATAGCAATCGTTCAAGAGTTTCTTATCTTCTGCAGTCAGTTTCACTCTTGTCTTATCTGTATACGGAGTTTCAAAAGGCAGAGAGAAAGTTTTCTTGATGATTGTTTCGAGTTCTGCGCTTGCCTTTTTATAGGCTTCTTTTACCTCTTTGCTTACTACAAGATTTCCGTCATCCCCTGCTTTGGAGTTAATATGAATTGCCTGTAAAGCTTCATAAAGTTCAGGTGATTCAAAAGCAGGAATAATTGCATACTTTACAAGTTTAGAGTTATCCCATGAGCCAAGTACACGAAGTACAGTTCTTATAACATCAGCAGAGTTGCCAAAGTGGTCAGCATTTTTTTGTGACATAGTAGAAATAACTTTATTGTATACTTCTAATGTGTCCGTCTGTGTCTCCACAAACTTAGTCCGTGATTCATTTGCAGAATCTAATTGTACCTGGAAAGCTTGTACTTCTTCTGCTGAATAATTGCCGTTCTCGTTAGCAATCTTCTTCTCAAGTTTAGCGATTGTATCATCGAGTAATTGAATATTCATATTGCAAGACTCGTGCTGTACTGCTGTCATAAGTTCAGACTTAGACTCTTCTGTGATGTTCTTTGCATAAAAATTGATTGATAATGTTTTCATAATATCTCCTATTCTCCTATTTAACGCATAGGTGCTATCATGGTTTTATTGTATTTGTTGTCATAGTGTTATGCACACTATAAAAGAGCAGACTGGTAGTGCTGATCTGCTCCTCTAACTATGTATAACTTGAATTATACAGAACACAGAGGTACAACGGTCATGTGAGTTGGAGTTACCCAACATCAAGAATAGTAGGTGCTACCCTACTATCTGCCACTTTGTATTTGTGTCTGTCTCTTATGTATTTCTTCTTATAAGTAAGTTTTGAATTGAACCTTATAAGAGTACGCTTTTATTTGTTAGCGTAAGTTATTTATCTATGTGTCGGTTGCTTGTTCTATCGTTGACCACTCCTAGAAAATAATCTAAGAACGTGAACCCTATACCACTAAAGGGAACTACCCTATTCCTACAAAAATATTGTAGGTTCGTCCGCAAAGTAATAAGCTGACAGACTAGGTTTTTTCTAGGTAAAACCATATAACCATTTTATATTCGTCCTTTTGGGACTGCTTTGTATAGTGGAAACGTTGGATATTAAAACCACTAGCAACCCTACGCACTTCTAGTCTTTTGCTTACAACTCTAGGAATTGCAAACAGTACCTATACATGAATAGAACTGTTTATATTTTTGGTGTGGAATTAACTCACGAATTGTGATAGAATAGACTTGTTGAGGGACTATCTATACAATTCATTTGTGAGTTAGTCGGTTATGTAATCAAGATATTCTTGTTCAGTTGAAAAGAGTATATAACTCTTTTCTTCTGATACATAACCCATGTATCCACTAGGTACATAGTACCCTTTTGGATTATACATTTTTCAGTGAATCAACCTTCTTTCTTGCTTGGTGCTTGTTTATTTGTTGCTTAGATTGTATCACACGTCTGTGTGATTGTCAACAAAAACTTTTGATTGCAACTATGTGAGTTTGCCGAGCCTTAGCACTTTGTTGCTTTTCTTTGTTTTGTTGAGATTATCTTATCACAAGAACTTGTGATTGTCAAGAACTTTTTTCTAGTCAGTTGTTTTTTGTGGTTCATTCTTGACTTGTCTATACTTTATCATATGTTTGTATGATTGTCAACACGTTTTTATGATTTTATTATAAATTGTTTGATATAGCTAAAAACTATGATAAACGATAAAACATAGCTTTAAACTATGTCAGATAATAATATCAATACAATCTCATATAGTTTTAAAAACTACATCAATTCATTCAAAAGTAATAGTAAAAACAATGGACAATATATATCTATTAACCATCGTTTTTATATGATGGGGGTACTTAAAACTAAAATGATAGTCACATTTTGGCAGCATCTGCATAGCTGGTTATTCCACACACTAACTCAAAAATGTAACCTTATTTCCAACCTCAAAATTCCCAAGAAAATCAAGCAAAATCCAAAATTTCATCATTCAAACCACTTATCGTACCCCATATCGTCAATCCACTTATTTTACAAGCCTTTTATCCACTTCAACCCCTAATTTTCAAAATCCCATCACACTAAAATCACACCATCAATCTCAAAATCTTCCTTATATATAAGCATTTTCACCGATAACCAGTTTTCATGAAAAATTATCCAATAATCGTGATATAAATTCTCAGACCAAATTTAATTCAAAATTTAATTCAAAAAATAAAAACTCTCATATTTAATTTCTTACATCATAACTAAGTACTCACCCAACTAATTTCAATACCCAATCTTTAGACTAAATCGCACGAAATCGACTCAAATTTCAATCAAAACCACTTCAATGATAAATTCATACCTAACAATCTAAAATCGAAAATCACACTCATTTTCTTTAATTTAACCCCATACATAGGGGGTACGTAAAAACCACATAATAAATCCCTCTCATATCCCATTACTACCAATAAAAGGATACGCAAAAATAAAATTCCAAACAGAGAATATATAAGCACAAACATAGAAAGGAATAAAAAAACAAAATGAACAAATATGAAATAGAGATACCAAAATATCTTAAACAGAGAGAAAGCAATATATCCAAAGCCAATAAAAAATCAAAGCACAAACACCATTATGAAGAATGTTTAATCCAATATAAATGGAATTTTAAAAGTAATGCATTTACTCAAGAAGAAAAAGAACGTATTCATACATCATTATGCAGTTACTGTACTATCTGTGGAAAAATTGGAGGAATAATTAAAAATAGTAAATATCGGAAAGAGATTGAAACATTGCAGAAACAAAGACAAATAGGTAGTAATTTTTGGATAAGTATATCAGGTGAAGAAATTTATAAAATGTATCATGATAAGCTACCAGTATTTTTTGTAGATAATATCTTCACAGAGAAGTATGTTGATTTGGAACAGAATAATACTTCAGATGGAGAATAAAATTATAGGTACATCATACATGTACCCAAATGAAAGTATTAATTCAAAACACCATATATCTAAACCAACCAATAACAATCAACCAAAAAATTATGGAGTTTGTATGTAGCGTAAGCGAAATACAAACGGAATAGTCTGTCTTATTAATAATGTTATATATCTTCTTTCAGTTCGGCAAAGTTGGTTTCAACCCCTACCAATTTCAAAAATAAAACAAACAAGTGGGGGTTCAGACCTACTTTACTGAACGCTCGTAAGTTCATCGTCCACTTAATCTCAAATGGAGAATAAATAAATATCACATACAAGGAGGAATTTTTTATTGCAACAGAAAACAGAATACTTTACTCGCTTCCCAAATGATTATATTCAAGGGAACATCAAAACAAAATATGGAGTTAGTCGAAAATTCTATATTACATACATCCTTATTGATAAATATAGGTCATATGAGGATTATAGTTGGATTACGCTTAGAAAGGTTTTAAATTTCTATGGATACAAAACACATAAACGTAGACCAAAAGCAGTCCAAGAAATTCTTGATGTATTAGAATATATGATTAACAACAAAATGATTGAAGTTCAACAGGATCTTGATTCTATTACTTATGATACTGGTATTGAGATTAAAATTATTCCTGAAAATTTTGATGCTGTTGACAAGTTTTCAAAAATCACATCTTCTCAGCTTGATTTTATTATGATGAATGAATCTAGCATCAATAAAGAGAATATACTAATGGCTTTTCTTTATATTAATTCATATATTTTCATTCGCCCCAAAAATAAAGATAATGAAGAAACTATGTATAATCCCGAAATCAAACCAGAAGCTTTTTGGCGAAGTATAGAATCTATGTCAAAAGAACTCTCTATGTCAAAAGATACCATTAATCAATGTATTCAATATCTCACATCTTCTATTGGCGACAAAGAACCACTCCTAATCAAAAAAGAAGTTGGTAGTGTTCAACCTAATCCAAAGAAACCACCACAAAATGTACCAAATATATATGTGCTTAATAAAGAAGGATATGAGCAAGAAATTGAATGGGCTATTGCTAAGATGTTGGAAATCTATAATGTAGACTCATTTGGAGAAATCAAAAACGGCAATAAGTCGTAACTAAAACAGAGAATAAACATATGTAACAAATAAACGCAGCACTCAAAGGAGCTGATTACAATGAACAAATTATTTTTTAAAAGTAAAGGAGAACTATTAAAATATGTCAAAAGAAAAAATTTATACACAGAACCATAACACATTTTCAGGTGAAATTGATATTTATGATTTTTCTACAGAAACACCAAACAAAAAGAGAATAAATAAATATGTAGAGGCAGATAACCTCGAAAAAACAATTATTGAAAAGGAGCGACAGAAAAAAGAAATGAAAAATTATCAGTCAATGACACTTGAGGAACTTAGAGAAATGAGATTAATAGGTAATACGAATGGTAGACCATCTTCTACTCTCACTGATGAAAAGTGGCAGAAAGAATTTAATATTAGACGACTCTTTGTTAAACCAGTATCAGGTATTACAAAATTAGGTCAGAATATGCAATATTCAAAAGAAACAGGATATTGGAACGAAGAAACAATGGGTACATATCATGGCACTACTAACTGGCAGGAATATTGCTCTTTTATTAATGATATGCTCAGAAACATTAGAGCTGGACAAGTTGATTATTGCTATTTTATTTATCAAATTATGGATTTACTTAAGTTTCATTATAATGATTTAAAAACAAAATATTGTGATGGATATTGGGAAGTTTGGTTAGAAAGATAAGCTTGTGCTAGGAGAAAAATATTATGTTAAAAAGAAATTATTTAGGGACTACTATTTCATTTGTGTTACCAGAAAACCAGTATAAAGGATATGTTGTTGATTGTACTTATAAATTTATCAAGCATATGAACAAATATGCTGTAAATCTGTGGTTAAGACGTTCTGATATTAGCGACAGACTACCTATTGGAAGTCAAGGAATAAATACTCAGTATATTACAAGTGACAAAGAGAATATCCAGAATGATATTGGAAATATGATTGAGCAAGCTGCAAATAGTACATTTTTCGATGAATACATTGAGAGATTTGAATATTATGTGAAATGTTTTGAGTTTGGGAATAAGCATTTTGAAGATCAAAAATTTGACAATAAGGAGTCATAAGTATATGAGGATATTTAAATTATTTAGAAAGCACTATAAAACTGGATATGTGTATAAAGTAAAACTTGATGACATTATCATACAGGACGGATGGGATTACATTAGAATATGGAAAATGAATGATAGAATGACTTATTTTGAAAAGACTGGACGTTTCTACTCTCCTATTGTTATTGATAAAGATTTTGTGCTGCACGATGGATTTACTTCATATCGTATCGCCAAGTTAAAAGGTATGAAATATGTAGATGTGTATTTTGTGGAGTAAATAGAAATTTCATTTGGAGAATATATAAGTGAAACATAATAATTAGTTTTATGAAGGAGGAATGAATTATAGGACATTTAAGAAAATCTCAAGAATGGTTTGAGAAGAAAGTACAAGATTATCATCATGGATTAGTTGATATACTTGGAGAATATATGGGTTCAGAAAAACCTATTAACCTTGTTTATCACTGCCCTATTCATGGAGATACATACACAACAATTAATGCTAAAAATATTTGCAAACCATATTTTTTACCATGTAAGAAATGCCAATCTATAAGAAAATCGCAATCTGTAAAGAAAGCTGATAAGAAAAATAAACAGTTTTATTACGACAGATTAGTTAAATACTGTAAGGAACGTGGTGGAAATGTTTTAGAAACAGAATGGACAAGAGCAAAAGATATATATCATTTTAAATGTGTGAATCCAGACCATTCGATTTTTACTACTACTGCTGATGCATTATATAGTGGCGAACATTGGTGTCCATATTGTTCAGGTCGTGCAGGTGATTTTCAAAACGAATTAACTAAGTTATGTGAAGAAAAAGATGGAAAATTACTTAGCGAATATAAAAGCGCAGGTGAATATGTGACTGTACGATGCAACAAACACAATTATATATGGGATATACTGCCAAACAATATAAAGAAAGGTAGATGGTGTCCTATATGTAATATGGGATTTAATGAAAAGGTTGTATATGATTATTTAATAAATATGCATTGTAATTTTGAAATTCAATACTCATTTGATGATTTAATGGGTGATAATAATGAAAAATTACGTTTCGATTTTGCAATTCTAAATTCTGATAATTCTTTAGTTTATCTCATCGAAATAGATGATGAGGAACATAAAGATCATCATTTTGGTAATTCACCAAGACAAATTCAAAGACAAAAAGCAATACAACGAGATATTCAGAAAAATGAATATTGTAAGAAACATAATATCCCACTTTATCGTATGGAAGTTCCTTTCAGATGTTTTAAAAAGTGGAGCTATGAAGATTATTACAGATATATCAACACAGAGTTAAAAAGATTTATTGAAATGGCAAACAAACAAGGGGGTATAAATGTTAGATACACAGATTAATATGTATTCTGTAGATACAGGTCATTTTTATAGCAATCATGAAAAATACTTACATGAAATGAACTGTAAATACAGACGTGAAAGAAATTATGTAAATAATATGCTTCCAAAATTAGAAGAAGAACTCGTAACGCAAGGTTACAACAAAGATGATTTCTCTGATTGGAAACGTTGTACCGTTGAAGACTACTATGAACAAGAAAATGATTCTGTAAAAGAATATATGAAGTGGTGTTTGATTATAAAACACAAAAGAGAGAAAGCAAATTTATCAAAAGAAAAACTTCTGAATCTTTTATCAAATAAGACAATTCAAAAAGAGAATCTATCGAATAAAATCGAGTATTGCAAATCGCATAATATTCCATATAATAAAAAAATCGAATTAAGAGAGTTAAGAAAAGACGAACTAAATGATAATAATATCATTTCAGTGTTTGAATCTTCCCTTACACGTATTATCGGCATTAAAAAAGACGAACTAACAGATATTCTTATTGTAGTTCAAGTTTATTATTTTGATGTGTTTAAAGATTTATCTTTTTATGGATTTATATATAATGGCGAAAAATACAGATACTTTACATCTTCTGCTGGTCAAATTCGTAAGAAAAAAGCTGTTTTTATTAAAGAATCAGTATGGAATGAAGTTGAAAAGACAGTTATGTGTGGTCTTACTATTGATAAAATAAACACAAAGGGTGGAAACAATGTAAATAAACATCTTGCATATATGGCATTGGCGAATTCAGCTACTGACCAGTGGAATGATTTTGATATAGACAGATGTATTGTTGTAGATGATTTTGAGACGAATGTGCCAGGAGAATTTGATTTTATTGATGAGACTGATTATTCGATTGAGAGAAAAACTGGTACTGTTCCGATTACTCATACTGATGGAGCTGGTATGATATTACCAAGCGTAATGACGAAAAACACAATGTTTCGTGCCCCCTGGGTAAAAGGTTTATTGGGAGTATTTGATTTTAAAAAGTTTATTGAAGTAAATAATTGCTCTCCTATTATCACAGATATTTATGGGCAAGACCATGATGTAATTGCCGAAGATATTAGAATAATTTTCACAAAAAGTCAATTTAAGATGTATAAGTTTTACGATTCATGGGATGAGTATAAGACATATTTTAAGCAATATCATTGTCAAGCTGGTAGATGTAACACTGAGGAAGACAGAATTAAAAATGCAAAAATCAATTATCAGATGTTACAAACTCTCACAAATGTAACAGACGAAGAGATTGATTTACTTACAAAGAAGTCTGTGGAACGAATCACAAACATCTGTAACTCTGTTGATACCATGAAAGATATCCTTGGAATTACACCTTATAATACAAATATGACAGCTTTTCAAAAAGCAGTAAAGATTTATCCTGCTCTACTTAATGATACATATGCAAAAGACGTGATCCGTGAAGTAAAGAATAGTCTTTTAAAAAAATATAGAAGTGGAAAACTTGAAGTAAATGGAAAATATACTTTCTTACTTCCAGATTATTATGCAGCTTGTGAGTATTGGTTTGGACACATTGATACACCTAAAGGATTGTTGGCAGACAAAGAGGTATTTTGTTGGTTATTTAAACAATATGATAAACTTGACTGTCTAAGAAGTCCTCATCTTTACAAGGAACATGCTATTCGTTTCAATGTGGCGAATAAAGTATATGAGGAACGAGTTAATAAAATCAGAGAATGGTTTACAACAAATGCGGTATATACAAGTACATATGACCTGATCAGTAAAATTCTTCAGTTTGATGTTGATGGAGATAAATCATTGGTGATTGCTGATCCTGATTTTGTAAGAATCGCAGAACGTAATATGAATGGCATTGTACCACTTTATTATAATATGCGTAAAGCTGAACCAAGAATTTTGAATAATCAGAGTATTTATGAAGGATTAAATGCGGCATTTACAGGTGGAAACATCGGTATTTATAGTAACAATATTTCAAAAATCTGGAATAATGACGTATTTATCAATGGAACAGATGAGGAAAAAGAACATGCAACTAATTGCGTTAAGCGTTTATGTTGTCAGAATAATTTTGTCATTGATTACGCTAAGACATTATACAAGCCTGAGTTTCCGGAAACAATTGGCGAAGAAATTAAAGAGTTTACCAATCAGAAACTTCCTGCATTTTTTGAATACGCCAAAGATAAGGAAAAATCACAAGTCGATGATAGAAATGATAGTTTTGTAAATAAACTCTACTCTCGTATTCCTAATAAATCAATTAATACAAGAGGTATGAAACTTGGAGAATTAAAATATAAGGATATGATGAAAAATCCTGATATTGTATGTTCTAAAGAAGTATCTGATTTGTATGACGAATTGAATAAAAAGTATCGCTATATGGTCAATATGAAAGACGAATATATAGATAATCTTCATTATGTAGCTTGTTCTATTAGAAATCAATTTGCGGAACTTGGATATTCGGAAGAAATGATTGCAGATATGCTTGTGCAATATTTGTATGAAGGGAAAAAACGTGGAAAACAACTATTTTGGTTTTGTTATGGTCAGTATGTTGTTATTAATTTAGAGAATAATCCAAATATTAAAAAGAAAAAGACTAAAATAATTCAATGTATTGATTGTGGTGAATGGATCGAGATTGATATAAAGGATACTAAATCTTGTAGATGTAAAAAATGTCAACATGAAGAAAATAAAAGAATTAAACGAGAATATTGGGCAAAAACACACAACTAGAATTACCAAGCAATAAAAAATTCATCCATAAAGAATGGATTTTTATTATTTATAAAAAATTAAATAGTCCATTTTATATGGGTTTTCATTTGTGCCTATATGGAGAACAACATATCGTATAGGCACAAGCCTAATTTATAAATTAAGATATTATTCTATAAACGAATTCGTGCAGTTGGGAGGAATGATTATTTTTGACAATTACACAGGAAAAGATTATTAAAGAAATCGCAGAGAAAGAAGATATAAATGTAGCGACAGTCCGTAAAGTATTCAAAAGGGCAGAGAAATGTATATTCGCCTACCTATCTTCTACTACTCCCACTGATAATACAGTGGTAAAAATTTTAGATGGATTAAGCTTGGAATGTAAGTATATTCCAGAAAAAGAAATCCATACGTATGATAATATCCAATGTGAGTCAAAAATTTGGACAAAACCAAAAATAACTCGTTATTACAACAGAAAGTTAAATGGATATTTTGATTAAAACAATGAAATCAGCTTTTCTTGGCTGATAAAACAGAGAATATATAATTGTAATTTTCGTCTAACATATGGCTATAAGTTAGTTGATGTGATGTCATATGAAAAACTTGTGCATGTGTGATAAAACCAGTTAAGTTCATCAAGCGAGACTGTACCATGCATTTCTGTGGAAGATATAGAGACTTTAACCCTTATGGTCGTCCTGAGTCGAAGGCGTTTTCAAACAGAACAATTCTAAAGATCATTTCTAAGATTGGTACATATTCATATTGTACTCCTCTTCTTATAGATCGGTGACTGTACTACAATTCTTGCAGCATGGTTGCCGATTATTCTTTTTGAGTGTGTAGCTCAGTTGGGAGAGCACTTGACTTTTAATCACGGTGTCGATGGGTTCAAATCCCTCCACGCTCATTACTATCCTACTTTGTAGGAAATAAATTAAAGGATGTGAAAAATATTAAGCTTATTAGTAAAAAAGACTTAGATGAATTAATCTCTAGTGGTGTTATTGGCATATGTCATCAGACAGGAAACAAATCTGAGCAAGGCATTCATTCATGTGGGTATTATGATGTCAAGAAATATAATTATGGCAAACATAATAATCTTGGAGACAATAACTATTTAAAAACAAATTACGCACATATTGGCGTTTCTATTACTGCTCATAAAATTTATATTGAAGACAAGTATGTAAAGTAATATGCCAAAAATAAAATGAAAGGCGGTGAAAATCATCGCAAAGAAAAAACATGAAGTAAAAGTAGAAATCATTGGAGGTAACGCTGAAGGTGTTACTGGTAGTTGTACTCGAATAAAAACTTCTGAACATTGCTATCTTTTTGAGTGTGGAATGATTCAAGGCAATCATACTGTGCTTGAGAATTACAGAGCCAATATGAAATATATCCAAAAAGTAAGACCACAAGAAGTCGAATTTATTATTATTGGACATCTTCACGCAGATCATATAGCCATGATTCCAACATTATATGCTCGTGGAAAATGTAATGCAAAAATAATTGTACCTAAAGGTTCAACTTCGATTCTAAAAGAAATGTGGCTTGATTCTTCATATATTAATTGCAGAGATATTGAAGTCATAAATCTTAAAAATGAAAGAAATTATGAGCCATTTTATACTGAAGATATTGTATATAAAACACTTGAATTTGTTCAAGAAATTGATTCTGATAAAATAGTAAATTTATCTGATGAACTTGCTATTAGATATACTGATGCAGGACATATTCTTCTATCCAAACAATGTGAAGTATATATAAACGGAGGTTCACATACTAGAAAAATTCTGTTTTCAAGTGATCTCGGTAATATTGCCACACAAGATACAAGAGTTTTTGTTGAAGATTTTAAACCTATATTTTCAGCAAATATTGCAATAATGGAATGCACTTACTGTAGCAAAGACAGACAATGTACGAAAGAAACATATAAAAAAGATATAGAAAAAATCAAATCTGTTATAGAACAATATTGTGTTGACAATAATGCAAGAGTTCTTATTCCGTCATTTTCACTTGACAGAACTCCATATATCTTATGGATTTTATATTCCTTATTTGGAAAAGATGAAAATTTTAAAGTACCAATTTTAATTGATAGTCCATTAGCGAATAGATTGTTAGATTGTTACTCTTCTATTCTTGAAGGTGATAAAAAAGAATTATTCGATGAAATGATGTCATGGAAGAATGTACAGAGAATTATCCAACCCGAAAATAGTAAAGCTGCAATTGCTGATAAAGGTTCAAAAGTTATTCTTAGTAGTTCAGGAATGTTGACAGCAGGGAGATCAATTAAGTGGACTCAGAGTATTTTACCAAGAGAATCTGATTGTATTTTATTTATGGGATATTCTGGCGAAGATACATTAGCATGGAAAATAAAACACGGAAAAGACAACAAAACAATTAATATTAATGGTAAACCTTTTAAGAATAAAGCACAGATTTACGATTTAAAGTCATTTTCTAGCCATATGCAACGACAAGATATGATTAATTATTACAAATCTATAAATTGTGAAAAGATTTATTTAGTTCATGGTGATTCAAATAAAATTGAGTTTAAACATGATTTAGAAGATGCAATATCTGATTGTCTTAAATCTACAAAGGTTGTTGCTGTTAATAACGGTACAAAAATCTCATTATAGAGAAATATTATGAAATTGGAGGCTAAATGCCTATGAAAGATATTAAAACAAGTATGATGCTTTATCAAGGTGAACAGTTTGAAGCTGACGACCTTGAAAACAGAAGGCTTTTTATCAATGATGTTATTGATTCGGATGTTATTGATACTATTGTATATCATATTTTACGTTATAATCGGGAAGATAAAGATATTCCAGTTGAAAGCAGAAAACCGATTTTATTGTATGTGAATACAAATGGAGGCTCAGTTCCCGATGGGTACGCATTAATTGATGCAATAATGACAAGTAAAACACCTGTCTATACAATAAATCAGGGATATTGTTATTCAATGGGATTCTTAATTTTTATTTCGGGTAAGAAACGTTTTGCTATGCCAAATTCAACTTTCCTCATGCATGATGGCTCAAGTTTTGCATGGGATTCTACTGCTAAAATGAAAGATCGTGTTGATTTCGAGGCAGGACAAGTTGAAGTGCATACAAAAAATTATATTATTGCACAGACAAAAATTGATGAGAAGCTTTATGATGAGAAATATCGTGTTGAATGGTATTTTTATCCAGAAGAAGCTAAATCAGTTGATGTTTGTGATTATATTGTTGGTAAAGATTGTACAATTGATGAAATTATTTAAGGAGGGCGCACTGCTCTCCTATTTTATTGGAGAAAAAAGGAGATTAAAAATGGCAGCTAGCAAATTAAAGTTCACAAGAACAACTACAGACAAATTAACAGTAAAGGCAGGTACACTCTCGGAGGATTGTACTACTATTACCTATACAGATGAGAATGATATGGAGCAGGAAATAAAGGTAGCTGATCTGCTTACTTCGTTTAAGAATCAGGTAATTGATTTTGCTGTTGCATTAAAAACAGATGAGGAGCTGGATGTTCCGTCTGATGAAGAGTAATAGAGAGTAGGTGAATGATTGTTTAATATTGAAAAATTCAAAGAAGAACTTTCAAAATATGGACTAACTCTTGAAACATATGACAAGATTATCACAGATATTGATTCAAAAATTGATGGTGAAAATGACTACGATTGGTCAGAAATCAAGGATAAATATGGAATTAATTGTAACTCAGATACTATTCGTAAGTCCTCTTCTACTCCATTTGGAGGTAAGATGAGAAGTGAGTATGAAAAGTATAAGGCTGGATTAAATCAGAATGTGTCTGAGAATAGTGAATTGGATGTAAAAATTCAAGAACTAAGACGAGAGAAAATAAAACTATCTGATGCTAGAGTTGAATATAATAAACTCATTAGGCAGGAAGCTCGTAAAGAATCATATGCTGATATGGTTAAAAGAATTATTTGCGAAAATGTTGAACCAATGAATATTCCCGTACATTATACGTTATTTAACAGTTCAACAGATTTACTTGCGCATTTAACAGATATTCATACTGGAATTGAGATACATAATTGGAAAAATGATTTTGATTCAGATATTTTAAAACAACGAATTGAAAAGTTTACTTCTGATATTCTTGATATACGTGGAATGCATCAATCTGAAAACTGTTATCTTGTAATTGGCGAGATTCTTAGTGGAATTATTCATAATAATCTTCGATTACAGAACAATATGGACTTAATGGAACAGTTTAAATATGTTTCAGAACTGATTTCTGCTATGCTCTCTCGCATGGCAAATCACTTTAATCATATCTATGTATATACAACTCCTGGTAATCATTCTAGGATTTCGCCTAAGAAGGAAGAAGCTTTAGATGGCGAAAATATGGACATACTCTTGCCGTTCTATTTAAAAGCAAGAATGCAGAATTTTGAGAATATTACTATTTGTAGCAACAATATTGAGCCAGAAATTGCCATGTTTAATATTCGTGGTAATAATATTTTTGCTGCTCATGGTCATAAAGATTCGCCAAGTAATGTTGTACAGAATTTTACAATGATGTTCAATATTAAGCCAGACATTGTATTGCTTGGACACAGACATACTAATGGTTTAACTACGGTTTATGACACAAAAGTAATTGAGTCTGGGTGCGTGTCGGGCAGTGATCAATTTGCATTATCAATTAGAAAGGTAAATCGCCCTGAACAAACAGTTTCTGTTATTGGTGATAATGGATTGATTTGCTTATATGACATACAACTTAATTAAATTAAATAACAATTGTAGTCCACTGTTCGGCTCAGTTTGGAGTAATTGTGGAAGCAGATATTCACAGCTACAATTAATATATTATTTTTTGGCTGACGAAGCCACTATCAGAGGGAGCGTACCTTATATGGATGCTACCCTCTTTTATATTACAAAAATATTATGGAAAATAAAGGAGAAATTTAAAATGAACAAGACAGATTTAGTAAAAGTAGTTAAAGATACAGTATCAGAGACATTAGAGGGAGTAACTGCAAAAGATACAGCGATTTTTGTAGACGCAACAATTAAAGCAATTCAGGATGCTGTTGTTGCTGGTGATAAAGTATCTATTGTAGGATTTGGTACATTTGAGACTACTGAACGTGCTGCTCGTATGGGTAGAAACCCGCAGACAGGAGAAGACATGGAGATCCCGGCTTCTAAAGCACCGAAGTTCAAAGCTGGTAAAGCATTTAAAGACGCAGTAAAGAATGCTTAATTTGATTGGTGGTGTTTAATTTGAATAGAAAAGAAAATAAATATGAAGCAATTGATATGTTAGATCTCAATGATAAGGTTGAGGATATTATTGATATTTATATTTCTCGCATTTATCACACTGATAAAACTGTTGGCATAATTGTAAATAAAGAATTCGCAGAATACATTATGGGGAATTTACTCGATTTTGATGATACAAGTGTTAAAGAGATTGATCTTGTTGATCGTTTAAATACGAATGAATATCTTGTATCTGTAGATAATGACGGATATGTAACTGTGCTTCCTATTGAAGAGTTTAAAATTATTGATAATACAGATATTTTGTATATTGATATGGATGGTGATATCGAGCAGAATATCATTGATTACTGTGTAAACGAGGATAAAGAAGTTATTCTGTTTAGTCAGGAAGATAACTGCGATGGTGATTGTGAAAACTGTAATTGTCATGATGATACTTATTTACATACTTCTGAAGACGAAGATGGAAATGCTCACGGATTTACCGCTAGTAGATCAGATGGCGACTCTTATATGAGTTATTCTTACTACTCTAGCGATGAGTTAAGTCATGAAGATATTCAGAAGATGTTAAAGGCTTTTGGATTTTAGATTATAACATATGTTATAGAAGAATCAGTGTGTAAGTGTTTAAGAGACAAATTTGCTGATTCCAAATAACATTTGAACTTGGAGTGTGTGGTGTATGCTACACACTCTTTTTGTATGACTTTATAGCTTAATGGTTAAAGCATCCAAGGTAAAACCGCAGACACCAGTGTGAAAGCCACTGACGGAATGGATATAGGTTCGAATCCTATTAAAGTCAATTTTCTGTGTTTCTGTGAATGAAAACAGAGAATAAATATATGTACTCATGATTGGTGTCATAGCTGATTGTGGGATTTATGAAATGGGACAAATCGGAGTTATTCAATCATATAGAAGATTTGAAAGAAGTGGCTTAGTAATTATTACTATATCACTTCTTTTTATTTGAAAGGAAGTGAGATTTAATGGGTAGAAAAATACAACACAATAATATTGTTACTGATGAGTTATTGGCTCAGTGTAATAAAGAGAATATAGAGTTAGGAAATGACTTTTTGGATTATCTTCGTTCAGTTGATAGATCACCAAATACAATCAATGCGTACAGGCGTGACCTTTACATTTTCTGGGTTTATTTACTTCAGCATTGTGACAACAAATTTTTTATTGATTTGTCTAAGAGGGATATTGCTCGTTATCAGAGTTTTTGTCTTACTGAATATAAGTGGTCGCCAGCTAGAATGCGTAGAGTAAAATCTACTCTATCATCGCTTTCAAATTATGTAGAAGCCATATTGGATGATGAGTATGAGAATTTTAAACCGATTATACGCAAAATTGAAAATCCTGCAAATGAGAAAGTATTCACCAAAACTGTGTTATCTGATGAGCAAGTACAGGGAATGCTTGATTATTGGGTTGAAAAAGGTAAGTATGATAAGGCTTGTATTTTAGCATTAGCTGCATTTAGCGGTAGACGTAAGAGTGAATTACCACGCTTCAAAGTATCTTATTTCGATGATGAAAATATTATATACGGTTCTTTATATAAAACACCTGAAAAAATCCAAACAAAAGGAAGAGGATCTCGTGGAAAAATGTTAGTGGTATATACACTTGCAAAACCGTTTAAGCCATATTTTGATTTGTGGATGAATTATAGAAAAGAACACGGAATTGAATCAGAATGGTTATTTCCAAAGAAAGTAAATGGAGAATATATAGACGAACCTATGGATTCAAGTACTCTTGATAGCTGGGCTGATACATTTAGCAAACATTTAGGAGAAGACTTTTATTTTCATAGTCTTCGTCATTTCTTTACCACCTCTTGTTCTCGAAGCGGTCTTCCTGATGATGTAATTCAAATGTTAGTCGGTTGGAGTTCGCTAGATATGGTATCAGTATACAAAGATATTGACGCAGATGAACAATTTGCAAAATATTTTGCTGATGGAGAAATAAAACAAGTAGAACAAAAATCACTTTCTGATTTGTAGACAATCCCGATAAAGCTTTCGTCTAATTCAGAGAATAATAAAATATATAAAGATTAGGTTGCGCCTTTACAGGCATATTGGATAGTGGTATTCAATAGCGTAAAACCTATGTCAACGTAAACCGACATTAATTTCCTAATCTTTTTTACTTTTAAATGGAGAATAATTATAAGCCGAATGCTCTGAGTTATGCACTCATCAAGGTTCTGTGAAAATCAGACGGACTAACAGACCGATAGAACTGTATTATCCCAATAAAGCCCTTATAAACAGGCACGAAAGGTATATATAAAAAGGTGACGATAATGTAGAGAATAAATAAATGAAGTGATCAACAGCTACTCGTAAAGCTGTATATGAAAGCACGAGGTAAAAATATTGAGTTAGTTGCTACTCTAAAAAGTACCTTCGCTACTGATCATTTGCGTTGTAATAATATAGTGTCCAAATATCGAAGCTAGATTCTTAACAGCCATCTTCGAGGCACACTATATCACATCTTGGCATTTCTACGTCCTTTAGATTGTAAGTCCTACTACTATTCTGTTTAGACTCTTGTAGCCAAGCAGTATCTTGGTGATATGATTACAATACATATGAATAACAAGAATCGTTTTCTGATGGATTATGTGCATTATTAGGATTGTGTGTTATTATATCGAGTCGAGTGCGCACGAATAACATGAATAGTATAACCTTCTCTCCTACCGACATCTAGGACAATCGGTTACTCTCAGCCTTAGAAATGAGAAGATGTTCGTGCTTCTCTGCGTTAATGAGAACCTTAATTGACGGATAAGAGTCATTAAATATTATCAATTGGTCTTTGCTCCAAAGACTGAAAATATATGGAGAATAATATATTATCCAGGTCATCAGCATGATTGAACATGCGTCTCATATCAGAGAAGATTTCGGTTCGATTCCGATGTTGCGTTGCAACTGGATAAATTAATGGAGCATCAATACATAAGCGCAATGTAGTTTGGTTGATGCGAGTTATCACCTTGCTCTTCTTGTGCGTTGGTTAGCGAGAAAATACAGGTGTATAGGTAAGCATGAATTAGGTTGCTGATAAGCGACCATATTCTAAATAACTGCATGTGTACAGTGCAATATCAGCTAGTTAGTGCTTTATGCTGATTATACTTGGCTCTATAGTATAAAGGTAATTATATCCGACTGTCTATCGGAAGATTTGGGTTCGATTCCCAATAGAGTCGCTGTGTTAGTAGCTTAGTAGGTTAAAGCGTCAGATTGTGGTTCTGAATATCGTGGGTTCAAATCCCACCTAACACCTAATGATTAAAAGGAAAACAAAAAATAAAAGAAAGGAGTATGTATAATGGCAAGTAGATTATCTATTGAAAATGATAGATTAAAAGTAGGTCAAGTAAAACGAGTAACATCGAATAATGGAAATAAAATTGATTCTATTACTCTTCTGCTTAATGAATCTGTGGAAGTTTTATTTGCACCAAATGGAAATACATTGGAATTTACGGTATCAAATCCGAATATTGATATGAGCAATTTGGACTGCACTATTGATAAAGATACTTTAAGAGATTTAGTAATCAGTTTCAAAGACGCATACAACCAAATAATTACAAACGAAAGCGAGGGTACAAATTCATGAAATTAGATCAGAAATTTAATGTAGAAAATGATATTGCAAGTGTAGACATTATGGTTACAAGTCTTGGCACTGCTGATTTGACAAGTGAGCAGGAAAAAGAATTACTTGCAAATTACAATAAGTATATCGAGTATAGTAAAATTCAGTTCAAAGGAAATATCAAACTTAATAATGGTGTTCCAGAAGTAACAACAGATCCAAAAGACGATTCTACTATTGTTGAATTGGAAATTACGGATGTAACAAATGAGAGAAAACTTATCAATGAAGATTTAGCATTTCATTTTGAAAGAGATGTAACAAAATATCCTGATACAGTATTAAACACTGTTCTTGATAAGAAGGAATTATATGCACAGGCTCAGTGTGTATTATTTGCTACGAAAGTTAAGGAAGCTGTTACTGAGAAATTGGCAGAAATTCGTGCATTAAATAATACTTTTGAAGGAACTACAGAATATACTCTGTAAAAAATAATGGGTGGTACTCTTCCACCCTAAATATGCTCGGTTAGTCAAGTGGTCAAAGACCTCCGACTTTCTATCGGATAACATGGGTTCGAATCCCATACCGAGTATTATGCGGTAAGCCTGATGTCGAAGGATTTTGCTGTGGTGCACATACGGTTCTATCCCTGGTAGTTCATCACTACCCTACCGCCCTATACAGTTATAATCAGTTTGGTGACTGATTAGTAAATATTGGAAGAAAGAGCCGTTTCATGTGTTGAGATGGCTCTTTTGTTATATACGTCTTTAGTTTAATTGGTTAAAATATCAGACTCCAAATCTGAGAGATGTGGGTTCGACTCCTACAGGGCGTGTTTTTAAAGTGTGTAAATTGCACTTTCATTGGAAATTTAATATTGGAAATTATGAGAAGTTATTTCGTATGAAATGGCTTCTTTTTATATTGGAATAAAAGGAGGTGGCTGTTAATTGGCTACAAAAAAAAGAACTACGCAACCAGTTAAATTAACGGCTGCTGAAGCTAGAGAAAAAGTTGAAGAATTACAGTACAAACTTGATAAATATGCAGGTACCGCTCACTGCCCTATGTGTAATAAGCATAAAGATATAGAAACAAAATTTTATTATGATACAGATCCTTTATTTGGTGGAAAAAGTTTTTCGAGAATCTGTCGTGATTGTGCCCGTAAAATCGCATTACGAGTTGACGAACGAGGCGAAGAACATGAGCCAACGAAAGAGAGTGTACAGAAAGCATTATATTATCTTAACAAACCTTTTCTTGAAACTGTATGGAATGCAAGTATTCAAGAATCTGAAAATATGGTTACAGGAAAAGGTAAGGAAAACGTCTGGACTTCATACATTAAAAATATCAGTATGAAAAATTATGTTGGTATGGGATACATGGATTCCGACATGTTCAAAGAGAAAATAGTTTACAAAGATGAAGAAGTTACACAAGAGAATAAAGAAGACGAATTATCTGAAGATGTCGTTGAAATGTATAAAAAGAATAAACGAACAGTTCTTAGATTTTTAGGTTATGATCCTTTTGAAAATGAACCAATTTCAGAACAGCCTATTCTCTACTCTAAGCTTGTTGGATATTTTGATGAGTCTGTAAAAGATGATGGATTGAAGCTTGAAGCTGTAATTGAAATTGTGCAAAGTTTTAAGGATGTAAAAACAATCAATGATACTATTTCACAATACAAGAAACAACTTGGTAGTAATCCAGGTGTTATATCAACAATTAAATCTTTAGCTGAAACAAAGCAAAAAATGATATCTTCTGCCCTTGCACTGGCAAAGGATAACGGAATATCTGAAAATAATAACAATAGAAAAAGTAAAGGTGCTGGTACTCTTACTGGTATTATAAAAGAATTACAAGAAATGGATTTAGATGGTTCTGAGGTAAATACATTCGATTATGAAACTAATATGGCAATCGAAGATATTATGACAAGAAATCATCAGAACCAATTAAAACAGTTAAATCCTGATGAAAACGATTGGGAAAAAGAAGTTATTCATCAAAAAGGATTGTTATTTAATCTTCAAAAAGAAAGAGATAATGCAGTTGAATTTAGTAGGTTATTGAAAAAGGAAAATAAAGATCTTAAAGATTTCTTATTTGAAAAAGGTCTTATAGATGAGAAAGGGCAAGTAATCGAAGATGGCTGATGATAAAATTGTCCTGATGGGTGATTCTATAAATGAATTTACTCCAAAGAATTTTACTTTTTTCAAAAAACCTACTTATTATGATATGTCTGAATTAAAGTTAGAGGGTTTAAAAAAATTCTCTGAAATAATTCAGTGGGGGCGCAGAAACCCAGTAAAATTCTGCGAAAGATTTTTTGGTATCGAATTTCTTGACTATCAGAAATATGTATTTATGATGTCATGGATTACACCAAATGTTGTTTGGTGTATGAGTCGTAATGCTGGTAAGACAACTCTAGGTAGCCCATTTTTGATGGCTAAAACAATGTTACTGCCCAAATTTGAAGGGTACATTTTATCAAGCACAGGTTCTCAAAGTATAGGTATGATGAAGAAGATTGAATCTATTGCCAAAAAAGAAATCGCTTCATTTACTGGTTTGACAGATGTGTTTCTAAACGAACTTGTCAAAAGTTCAAATAGCGAGGGCTTTCGGCACGATCCAGCATCTTACTCCTTTAAACTTTATTCAGGATCGAGTTTGGCTACGGTCAACTCAAATTTTGATGGATCTCGTGGTCGAAGAAGCCGACTTAATTTCTATGATGAAGCATCGTATGTATCTGAAGATATGTTCGCTGCTACTCTTCCGTTCGTCACTCAGAACAGTGACTTCGCTCTTGGTGGTGATGTTGATGTAACATTGCTTCCACCAAACTTCCCAAATCAAGTTGTATGTGCAAGTTCAGCAGGTTCTATGGATGATGTCTTTTATAAAAGATATAAAGAAGCTGCAATGCACTCTATGGCAGGTGATAAGAATTATTTCTGTGCAGATATAGATTGTGAAGTAATTCTTCATGCTACTTATAATGGAAAAGTATATCCCGTTCCACTACTTACTCAAGCAAAGATTGATTCAGAAATGAAGATGAATCCAACTAAGGCTACTCGTGAGTATATGAATAAATTTGATTCAGACCTTGGTGATGATATAGCAGTTAAGAAATCACAAGTGCTTAGAAATAGCGTTGTTAGACCGCCAATGCTTGTTAATGATGATAATTCTCTTATGGTCATCTGTTTTGATCCTGCCAAAAAAAGAGATAATAGCTTTGTGTTGGTTGGTAAATTACATAGAGATGATAAGCGTGGTTGGTTATTAGACGTTGTAAATGGTATTAATTTGATTGATAAAGAAACACAAAAACCACTTACTACTCCTGAACAGGTAACAATGCTTCAAGATATCATAGTCAGATATAACGGATACGGTGTTCCTGATTATAAAAATATTCATGGAGTATACATTGACGCAGGTTCTGGCGGTGGAGCTACCCAGATATGTGATCTGCTTTTTGATAATTTCTATGAAGCAAAGCATAAAGGCGAAAAAGACTATGAACATCATGGATTGATTGATGCGAATTATGATTATGCTGTTCCATATGTAAAAAGATATCCAGACGCTATTGATATTATTCGTATGCGTGAACCAGCTAAATATAAGGCAATTATGTATTCGCAGTTATGTGAAATGATTGATCAGGACTTGATTAGTTTTACTGCTGAGTATGATTATCATGGAAATCTTACTATGCTTGAAGAAGAAAATGGTGAGGTTGTTGAAAAGAATTATAAATTATCTCTTGAAGAAGAAATTGGTCTTAAACAGCTTGATGCTATGAAGGAAGAATTAACTCACATGTACAAGTACAAATCTTCTAATGGAAATATTAGGTATGACCTTGCTCCTGGTTTTGAGAACATTCTTCATGATGATAGATCGTACTGTCTCGCTTTAATGGGACACGCTTTATTTACATTAAGAAGTCAAGATCAAGTAAGACAAAGAAGACCACAAGAAGATGCCACAGATTTCATCAATAAGCTTACAATCCGTAAAGCAAAATACAATTAAGGAGGTGCATTATCAAATATGCCTAGACCTAAGAAAGTAGATGCAAATTCTAATGCACCTGCTAAAATAAATAATTCACAGAAGAAAACCACTTCTTCTACTCTCAAACAGCCAACCGCAAATGAAATGCGTGAATGGTATGAGAAAAATAAAAGTAGACTTGAACGTTATGAAGATGCAACAAGTGCAATTACAAGTCTTCGAGATATTCAGAAATCCAAGACATATACTACAATTAGTAATTATTCTAAGGAAGATGTAAAAGATTATATTAAAAACATTTCTTCTAGTGAAGCAAGTCTTAGAAGTCTATCTCGTTATCTTTATTATCGTTCAGAAATCTACTATCGTCTTTGTAAATATTATGCAAATCAAATTGATTTATCTATTCGTAACATAGTTCCCCCATTTATAATTTCAGATAATAATGACGTAAAATCCACATTGAAAAAGTATCAGGAAACAGTTGATGTTGTAGATACTCTCGGATTGAATTATGAGTTTCGTAAAGCTGCATCTATAACACTTCGAGAAGACGCATTTTATGGATGCGCTTATTATACTGAAGGACAAGGAATGTTTATACTTCCGCTAGATCCATCATATATGAGAATTGCAGGTGTATTTCCTGATGGTTCATTTGCATGTGCAATGGATATGAGCTATTTTAAGCGAAATTCCGAGCTATTGGAATATTGGGGAGAGCCATTCAATAGTATGTGGAATACATATCAAAGTACAAATGAAAAATATCAGTTAATTCCCGAAGAATATAATGTATGTATTAAATTCAGATCTGAGGATTGGGAAACAATTGTTCCTGTACTTACTCCTATATTCTTATCATTAATTGACCTTATGGATGCTTCTGATTATCAGGCAGTTCAACAAGCAGCCAATATTTATAAATTGGTGTGGCTTGAAATGAAAACTATGGGTAATGATGTAGATGATTGGGCTGTAAATCCAGATATAATGATTCAATATTTCAATCGTATGCTTGAAGAAGCATTACCACCCTATATCTCTGCTGCTATTGTTCCTGGTGAATTACATGAAATTAGTTTTCCAGATGATGCAACTGGCGATGTTACAAAAGTTGAAAAAGCTACAAAAGAAATCCTCAATACGGCTGGTGGTGCTCAGATATTAAATCTAAACTCCGCTTCTAACTCTACTGCCTTTAAATATGGCGTACTTGCAGATTCTACATTTTCTATTTCGACTCTTATTCCACAGATTCAAGCGATTGTAAATCGACTTTTATCGACTTGGATACCCGAACCTTGTAAAGTTAAATTCTTTGATGTCTCTATTTATCAGAAGGATGATTTTAAGAAATCAATCCTTGAGTCTTGCCAAAATGGACTTCCAAACAAGATTTTATACAATACATTAAACGGTGTATCTGAAAAAGATACTCTTGCTATGAATTTCTTAGAGGAAGACTGTCTGAATCTTGGCGAAAGGCTTAAACCATTTAGCACATCATATACACAATCTGGTGATAATCAAGGTGGCGGTCAAGAAAAAGACCAGTCAGATTTAAGTGATGAAGGACTAAAGACAAAAGATCAGGACAAAAACGATATGTAAGGAGTAGATAGATTATGAAACAAAAATTTATAACAACCCAAGATACCCATACTGCTATTCTCTTATTTCAGCAAGGATATCAACGGGTACAAAACTCTAATGGTATTTATGTATTTTTGAATACTGACAAGTTTCAGTTTTCAAATGATATAGATATAACAAAAATTCAGTATAGCAATATGCTTACATTCTAACCACTCTCCTGCTTTGAGTGGTATATCAACAAAGCCTGCAAATAAAAAGTCAAGGCTAAAATGAAAGAACTTTGAAAATTTTATACAGGTTGAAAATTAGACATCAAAA